GTAGCAGGCGCTGTAGCAGGCGCTGTAGCAGTTACCTTTTTTCCAAATCCTAATCTACTCAACATCTTTCTAAATTATACAAAGATATTCTCGTAGGCAAAAATTGAATTTTATACGAGCCTGAAACAATCAGACAAATAATGACAGACACACTTCTATATGTAGAGCCTCAGTCACTTGTAATGACTCCGATTTCATGCTTTTACTGTAAAGTTGTAAATGATACGGTGCGTTCTACGCAAATTTATTGGTTATTTGGTCTGAAATGTTGTGCGGAACACAAGGCTCATGGTAAACGTGATTGTAGAGCATGGATGCACAAAAACGGCTTCGTTAAACTAAAGGACGCGTTTGATAACACGGCGCTGTGTTCACTCTTAAACATTTTGGATAGTCGTGAGTTTAAGGTTAAGAGAACGAGCGGAGAAATTCAGGACGGATGGCATCTGAATAAAGGAGATCAGCTAGATACAGTCTTTATACAAAGAATCGATGATCATTGGCTAATACCGTGTCGTTATCTTGAAGATAATGATTGTATTCGGAAGCATGTAAATATTAGTGAATTTAGTGATATTGTTCCAGCCGGGCTCATTGAGGAGTGTCTTCATGCCCTGATAAATGGCATTTACTTTAGTGATTTTGAAGAACAATGTGCTCTAGATAAATCTGTAGTGTCTGAAATGGCAAATGTATTCCCTGTCATTCTAGACGGACAAATCGGGCGCGTACTTATACGATAAAATAGTGTAAAGCGGTATTCCGTTTCATAACGTGGTTCTTTTTATCAGATAATGAATCATTTTACATCTATTTTGATGGACATTCTTTTTTTCCAGGATATTTATCACACAGCCATTGTTTGTATTCCATAACATCTCCATCTACTTTCCATTCATTCCATGTCTTTTTTTCATGTCTCAAATATTCCTTAAAATATGGACATGTTTCGATGGGTTTACCACGTTTTGCACAAAAGTCACAAAGTTGATGATGTACTTTTTGTGTACGTGTTTCTTCGGGCTTTGGTGCTGGTAACGGCGTCGGCTTAGGTACACAGGCACCATCTCCACCAGGCTGAAAACCTGCTGGGCACTCAAAATTTGGTTCAATTACAGGACCTCTAGTTCCACTTGAATTAAACCCAGGTGGTTTTGCGCCAGGTCCAGGTCCCCTTCTCGCTTTCCCAACAGGGACAAGTGCTCCTTTGAATGGGACCGCATTCGGTTCCACACCAGATTCTGGCTTATATCTTGAAGACCATTCAGGAGGTCTTGCGCCAGGTCCAGGTCCTCTTCTTGGTGGTCCTACAGGGACAAGTGCTCCTTTAAAGGGCACATTTACAGATTTTCTTTGTAAATAAGGTGTATCGACATGCCCTGATTGCGTAAGTAAGAGAACAGATCTAGCAACAGCAAATAATTTACCCATCAATGACGTTTGTACCGATTTAACTGATGCTTTCTTCAGTTTACGCGTTAGATTAACCATCGTCTTTGCTTCTTCAACGAGCGGTGAATGCGGATCTAATGTCGGAGTATTATAAGCGGCTGGCACTTTTCCCTTCGGGGCACCAGGACCACGACGCGTATGATTAGGCGCGCGAATACGCATTTGCTCGACGAGCGGTGAATGCGGATTTAGCATGGGTGTGCTCAATGACGCTTTTGGTGCGCCAGGACCACCATTACGATTAGAAGGGATGCGGATGCGCGGATGCCATGACGCAAGCGGTTTTCTTTCTCTGACTGTTCCCCTTCGCCTTACTGCCACCTTTCCTCTTGCTCTCAGTGTTCCTTCTTTTAAAGGAGAACGATGACCAAGAGGAGGTGGAGGTGACATTGGAAAAAGGCGTTTTGTGCCAGGTCTAATGCGAGGACGTTTTCCAAGATTTTTTTCTAGATTTTCTTGTTCTTTGAATATCTTTCGATTTCGTTCCAATATTCTTGTTTCTCTAGCGGTTGGTTTACGCCGAGGAAGAGGAAATTCCTTTGCTTTTGCTTGTAGTTCATGTTTTTCTAGCGGCTCAGCTCCCATTTTCTTATTTAAAACAACTAGACCGCCGCGGACCTTTTGTAATTTACTTCTTATATCCAATGGAAATAGAGAAAAAAATTCACTTACAAGTTCTGCATCTTTGATAGCAGGTTCTACATCCTCCGCTTTAGGGTATGTAGGAATGTAATCAATATAATTTCGTAATAATCCCACCATGACTTTTGCAATATTCTCCTTATATACATCTTCATTCTCATTCTTTGGTACCCGGAGTGTATACCAGTTATCATAAATATCGACAACTTGCTGTAATTTCGCTGTTTCTTCTGGTCCTATAGAATTATGCGCCTGACGATTCTTAAGTCTTTTTTCTATCAGAGTACGTCTTTTTCCTACTCTTTCTTTATCATTGGAAATTTCTGCTAAATTTTTCTCTTCTTTATCTGTAAGTCCCTGCGGTACAGCTTCAAGTAAAGGACGAATGATATTCACTACTTTTTTTAGTTTAAATTCTGCGCGCTCTTTATATTCTCGATACTCTTTTTGTAAGTCTTGTAAACTTAGTTTAAGAAGATCATCGTATTCCTTTTTATATTCTGGTTTAGGTTCACGTCCAATAACGACTACCTTTTTGCCTTTGACCGTCGCTTTGCTTGTTTGAACAGGAACAGGTTCATCCCATTGTGAACTATTACTTTCTTTACCAGTCCAATAATATGGAGTCCCGTTATCGCTTAATGCGCGATAATATACGAGTCCATTTTTTTCCATCTTTTTCCAGATACTAGAATCAGGTTCAGCCATTCTCTAATTACCATAGCTATTTAAATTTTGTTCTGTCTTTGAAATATCAACCTGTAATCCAAGAAGATCACTTTTAAGAATAAATTTTTCTCTTTTTAGTTTTTGATTTCCAGGTTTTTTTTCTAAAGCATCTAGCTTTTTATTTAATAATTTTTGCTTTTCCTCCAATGTATCTTTTAAGATAGGATAAGCCCTGACTCTCGCTAATAAATCTTTTGCCTCATCTACCTTTTTATCTGCTTCTCTCTTTTGCATAATTGCTTTACCTCGAGCTAGCGCGGCTGCGTCCCAATCTCTACCCCCAAAAATAGGACGGAAAGGAGCGCCATGCGGTGGAATGACTATTTTATCACTTACTTCTTTAGCTTTATCAAATATCTCTTGGGCACGGTCTTCCATTTCTGAATATGGTCCTGGTACTGCTTCTGGCTTAATTCTTGATGACAATTCGGGAAGTTTTGCACCTGGACCGGGACCTCTTTTAGGACGTTGTCCTTTATAAATATTAACTTGTGATGAAGGTGGTCTAGGTGTAGGTCTAGGTGTTGGTGTTGGTGTTGGTGTAAATGTTGGTGTTGGTGTAAATGTTGGTGTTGGTGTAAATGTTGCTGTAGGTGTAAATGTAGGTATAGGTGTAGGTGCAGGTGTAGGTTTAGCATACTGTTCCTGCAGCGGCATCTTTCCAGAATTTACCAATGAATAATCTTGTAAATATCCCGATAAAGCTACACTTAGTAAATAAAGCTTTGATATTAATGGATTAATTCCAGCAGCTTTACCTCTGCGTTTAGCTTTAGAAGCTTTCTTTAATTTCTGTGTAAGATTATTAATCTGATTTAATGTACTATTAATTAAAGCAGGTCTATTTCGCTGTGTTGTTCCACTTCCATTTAATTTAAAAAAATAGGGCACTCCATTTTTATTTTTCATTGTATACCAACCTTCAGGTAAAGGTTTTTCAGATGTTTGCGCAACAGGTCTATTCCGCTGTGTTTTTCCAGTTCCATTTAATTTAAAATAATAAGGAACTCCATTTTTGTTTTTCATTGTATACCAATTTTTCGGTAACGGTGGATCAGACATTCTCTATTTAATCTATCTATTATTTATTCAATTATGATTGAATAAATAAAGAGTACATATTTACTCGTCGATTACTTAGATATTTGGTGAATAGACGCCTTGTGAGAAGATCGCGGCGGAAATTCCAGCAGTCACGAACAGAGTCAAAATCCAAGAGACAAAAATCTTCGCCATGATCTTCAAATTCAAATCGGAGAATTTTTTATCGCACAAACTAATACCCACAACTGCGCCCGTGATACACTGTGTAGATGATACCGGAAGACCATACTTAGAACAGAATGAAATTACGAGCCCAGTAGCCAGTTCTGCAGAGAATCCTCTCGACGGCGATATGTAGGTTATATTTTTACCTAAAACTTCCATGATCTTGATTCCGTAAGTGGCAAGACCAACAACAATACCGAACCCACCGATAGCGAGAATCCAGTAAGGAACCTCAATCTTAGACGCAACTGCTCCATTCTGGTGAATATACCAAATCGCCGCGAGCGGTCCTACTGCATTGCTCACGTCGTTCGCGCCGTGCGCAAAGGATGTACAGATTGATGTAAAAATCTGTAGGTAGGCGAAGACGGACTCGATGCGCGGGTCATGGAGTTCGTCTACATGAGCCTTTGTAGTTACAGGTATGATATTACCTGAAAGATCCGTCACGGTAATTTCACTAGGTGTCACAGACGCAATAACAATTGCGCCAGAGATATCAACTACCTCTTTCACATTCTCTAGCATCGCCGTCGGCGCAACATAGGTCTCAATCTTCTTCTTCAGTGACGGAATGAGCGCAGTCGATAAGAGTGATACGCCCAAGCCAATACACGCAGACACCCAGACAGTTTGACCCATCTCCCATGTAATCTTTGAACCTGCTCCCTTGGAGAGAACAAAGATTGACTCAATAAAAATAGTAGCAAAGACCACTGCCGGTAAAAAGTAGATAGATCTCTGTACAGAGTTATTCGTCTTTATAATGAAGTATCGTATCGATGAATAAAAAATCATTGAAATGATACCGGTAATCACAGGCGAAGTAACCCACGAGATAGCAATCGGAACAAAACCAGCTACATACGGGAAATCAGGAATGGACTTTGTCCAAACGACTCCATCTACACCCTTGTAGACGAGAGAGAATCCCATAATACCACCGACAATACTGTGCGTCGTCGATACAGGAAGACCGAGGTACGTGGCTGTGTACAACCATGTTGTAGACCCAGCCAGAGCACTCAACATTCCGTACATGAGTACGTAAGGCTGACTCTTGAAATACGTCACGTTACTAATACTCCCAGCGAGAGTATTAGTAACTGGGCTTCCAAGCACCATTGCGCCGAGGAATTCAAAAATCGACGCTAAAAGAATAATCTGGGGAACTGTTAATACCTTTGAACCATACGTTGTTCCAAAGGAATTAGCTAAATCATTACTACCGATACCAGCCGCGTCAAAGAAGGAGTTCAGCGCACCAGCTACCAAAATCCAGGTGTACATCTCTACCGTAGATTAGTTTCTTTTTTTTAGGTTGTTTACTCACTTTTATCATCATCATCATCGATAATGAGACATCCTTCCTTTTCTTCTATCACATTATCATCATCGGGTGTATCCATTATCTCTAATTGAGAGCCAAAGACAATCTTGTAAGCACATTTATTATAATACGCACGACGTTTCTTCCACATGCCCTGGTACACACCATGTACATCTACAATATCTATAATGAGTGGAGACACAGTACGCTCACTGATTTGCGTCCTCAGAATGCGACCTGTGCTTTGCTCCACTTTCTTTCGTGGCGACGCAAGAATAACTGTATTCAAGGTCTTAATATTCATCGCCTCTGACGCCATAGCGTAGGAGGCGAGTAAGACTTTAGCTGTTTTTGCGCCCTCCTCTCTTATAACTTCTTTCATACCCCCCACATAATAGCTCATAGTTAGACCTGACGATTCAAGCAGGGCTTCGATGCTTTTAAGATGACCAATCCGCTCTGATAACACTAAAACCCGCCGATTCGGATCTGCGCAAGTTTCTTTGATAATTTGCGCAATCTTCTTTGTTCTTTCACTACATTCCACAACGCGCGACAGAAGTCTCCCCATGATCATTTCGCCACGGTAATCCGTCGGTATTTCTGTATATTCTGCATCATCGCATGTAAATTGTTCACATCGAACAACCACTGTTTCATCCGGCTCCCGGCTCTTTTCCCAGTAAACCGGCTTTCCAAGAAACCATTCAAAGACTTTTGTCAAACCATCGTCCCGCTTCGGAGTGGCGGAGAGTCCGAGCATGTATTTCGTTTGAACTTTCAAGAGAGCCCGCGAGAAATGGGCGGCTCCGAGATGGTGGCATTCATCAAAGATGGTAAATCCATAACTCCGGAAGGTATCTTCCGGGAAGTCTCTTTGAACCAAAGTCTGGATCATACAAATTGTGCAATCGTATGTAACTTCTTCAGCTTCCGGTACAATCTTTACATTTGCTTCTAGCAAACGTTTCAATAATTCATCCTTTGTTCCTCCAACTTTCAGACCTGCCTCCTTTGCAAGTTTCTTCAATTCAGGAATCGTTGGATCTTTTTGTTTAATTGTTTCGGTATTCGTTTGGTTTGTATCCGCCTGAAGAATTCCAACTCGAAGTCCAGGAAGAAGAGCCGTAATTTCTCCGCGCCACTGGTTCATAAGAAACTCCTTGTCCACCACGATCAAGAAACGGCGCTTCAGTTTAGCAGCGATCGCTAGAGCCATGAACGTTTTACCTCGCCCGCAAGGAACACAGATAAGTCCATTAGATCCCTTGTCGAGGAAAGTCTGAATAATTGCAACCTGGTAATCATAGGGTTTACCTACAAAGTTTGCAGCAGCATCTGACAATGGCTCCCCTTCTGGAACTGCTTCCGCCTCCGCCTGTCCAAAGTTTTCAAATGCCCATGCTCTCGGAACATAGAACCGGGAAGGGGATTCCGTGAAAATGGCAAACGGTGCTTGTGCCGCCATGGCAAACTTTGGTGCAACAATCGGTGCAACTGTAAGATCCTTTCGCAACTTTTGCGATATCCTTGGTGTTAAACTCGTCTTCTTGATAGCATATCCATGTGCTGTCAAGACACGATTTAGATTTCTAATGTCCATGTTTATACACTATAATCGGCGTCAGATGAAAATCAATTTTGTGGGGTCAAAATAGAAATGGCTACGGTTACGCCTCAACACATTGTTTCTTTTGTAGCAGTCGCCTGGGCAGTATTACTTCCCTTCTTTCCACTGCAGTTCCTAGATGTCTTTCGTGGTACTGCAGGCAGCCTTATACTCCTTGTGACTGTACTTGCAGCTGTCAGCCTCGGTCCGATCCCTGGTACTCTAGTGTTCCTCGCTGCGCTCCTGACATTTGTACAGCGCAATCGCGGTATATTACAGACAAAGATGTCATCTAGAACGGATCAAAAAGTCAGAGAGCCGTCTTACGACAGACAGATGGAGAGCGCTCCGCCGATGAGTGATACAGAAGTCCATCCTTTACCGGATTTACCGCCGAGAGAAGAGCACAGTTTCTTACCGTCAGATGATGATGGTTCAAACCACTTTGAGCCGGTAGACAATACGATTAACGAGAAGGATGTAATCGAAACAATCTCACCGCTACCAGAACGTGCTACAGATTACTATCTGCAGCAGGGTTTGGCTGACACGAATTTGAGAGGATGATTTATGAAACTTTTACATTTTTCAATTGGTCGTCGCTGATCGTTTTATCGACGCGCAATTGCTTATAGACTGAGCAAAATATGGGTTTTAGCCATGTAGAATACTGATCAACCTGATTTCTCCATGGGCTCCACACGACATCCCAAAAACTCTTGAGAGAGGCATCTTCTACACAGAAATCGGTTGCACCGAAGGAATTCTGGATTTGGCAGTAAAAATAGACAGGGTGTTCTTCATTCCATTGTCCGATGGCTTTGGACGTTTTCAGATTGGGAAAAGCGGGGCAGACTACGGCTTCAAGCCGTTTTTGATTATAGCAACTGTCTACCTTTTTACTATTGAGGGTATCTGTCAGATATACTTGGCACTTTTCTTGCGTTGAGTCTTTCGGAGCAGTTCCATCGGGTAGTCGGGGACCTGAAGTACATCCTGATAGACTATTTGTTGCGCTAGGATTCTCATAGTAGTTGGGCATCGAAGTAGGACAGGTCGTTTGTGCTTTTGCCCGTAGTCTCGTTTTGAGCGCTTCTAAACAAGGAGGGAGCCCGTCGTGAGATGGAGACATTGTACAGAGAGTTGATCCTTTACATTTGAAATCGAGATATTCCCCTTGGCAACAATCTGTGTCGCCGTTCTTAGATTGGTAGGACTGTGTTCCAGGTGGACAGAATTGAAGTGTTAGATCAGCATCCAGCGCTTCTTTTATAGGATCAGCAAAACCGTCTTTTGATACAAATATATAGGTCCGCGCTATATACAGAAATGCGACAAGGATTACAAGTCCGATGAATATGTTTTCTTTTGATAGTTTGACCATTCTTCCCTACTGCGTCATCTTATTTTTTGATAAGTCCATATACAATCGCCCCAAAGACGAATCCAATTAGTGCAATTCCAATGTTAGGACCAATTGAAGAGAACCACTCGGGTATAAAAATGACAGGTCCACGTGGAAATCCATCACCGCCAGTCGAGTAAATCGAGACGAAATAAGCAAGTAAAGACAAAATTAAAAGACCGAATCCAATTCCAAAAGCGATCGCAATGACTTTCTGAATATCACCGGGTGTAAGACCAGGTTTTACAATAGTCCCTTGTAGTTCAGCTGATCTGGTCTCCAAGACTTTAGAGAGAACTTCACCTTTCTGCGTGTCAATTGTAATCTTTCCATCTTTTACCTGTAGGTCGGGATTCAGAGGTGTACATTTGTAGGCTGATGTTGCATCAACGCGCTGGTTGAGAGCACCGTCTCCCTTTCCCGTTTTCAGATCGGAGGATCGGAGGAAATTCTTGAAATCGACCTCATTATTGAGTGTGAATGGTACAGCCATTGTCGATGCACTTATGTTGTCAGGGAGCAACAGATTATTAGAAATAGCACCAATATTGAAGAAAATTCCATCGTAAAATACAAAGACACGAGCGTTTGTGGCAAGTGTCTGTCCTGATTTTACCTGATTCAAACACGTAGAATAGCAGAGAAAACCCTGTTTTTCGGGCATGATGGAGCCGACACTAATCGGACCACCTGGTAATCTACCATTTCCACCAGCTGTCAAATATACATTCGGGTTCGTCGTCGATTTATTTATGATAGGAATACAGAAAAAGACATATTTCTCTGCACTTGAGCCAGAAAAAGAGAGGATAATCTCAGCTTGGACAAGTGGCTTATCGGCGTCGCGAACGAAACCAGTATGCTGCGGCTTACAGATCTGAACAGATTGCAAGGTATAGGAATTACCTTGAAGGCGGAGAGTAGTCTGATTCGTCGCCGCCGAATGCTGGGCTCCCTCGTCAAAGAAAAGATTTTGCTGGTCAACTATCTTGGGAGCATCGGACCTCTGCGCCCACTGTGCTTGAACTAGGTAAGATTCTTGAACCGCCAGTATCAACTGGTCGTTAACTTTTACATTGTTTTGAATGGGAAAGTCACGGATTCCTGTGGATGGACACAAGGACATATCTATACTATGGAAGGGATATACGTCGGTCCATCAAACTGATAGAGCGTAGCCGTAGCCTTTTCACCCGTGGGTGAAACAACTATTTCATCGCCATTATACAGTTCGTCGCAACCGACTGAATCTTGGCAATCGCGTCTCTTGTAATTAATCGGGAGAGGAAGAGGATTGTAGGTATCGGTGCGCGTATAATAGTTGAAACGGTCTGAACGGCTGCCGACACGGCGCCCATAGAGCGGAATGAGATCACCTGAATCCTTCTTTAAAATACCCATTTGTTGATAGGATTCGGGAAGTCCTCGCGAAGGAATGTTAATGGGTTTGCCGCCGTCTGGGATTAGGGCGCCGCGAAGATCCGGTCCAGACTCCCAGAATCGCTGTGGTCTCGGCGCACGACTATAGCGATCGTCGCCACTAGTCGTATTTACATTGATATCGATAGGCTGCTTTTCTCTTTCTCTCTCATCGCTCTGAGGTTTATGTAATTGAACGGCGATATATCCTAGGGCAAATCCTAGGAGTAAAATCATAATAAAAAGTGGCATTCCAGAAAGTGAAGATGTACTTTTTAATCTATAAACCATTTACCTTGACTATCTACTTATTAGAAGGGATTTGGCTGCGCACCCTTGGCACCACCAAACATCTCTTGGAAAGTATCCATCATCTGCTTTCCATCCTGCATCATCGGCTTCACAGTTGACAACATACCCATAAGACTCTTCTGGGTATCAATGAGTTTCTGCGTATCGGCAGACATCTGCTGAATCTGGTCCGGCTTGAGCGCATTCAGTGCGTTCATTACAGTGGTTCCCTGATCGATGTGAAATCCACCCTTTGTGTCTTCAGGGATGGAGCCGAGCTTGAAAAGACCCTCGGGCTCCTTTCCGCCACCTGACTTAAATCCTGAGCTGATCGCGCCAGCTGCAGGCTGCGGCGCCGCTCCTCCAGTATTCGGACTTACGGAACCAGGCGGCACGACAGACGGCATCGTCATTGTCTGTACAGTAGGATTTACATCGGTGGGCGCCGGATTTGAAGAAGGAGACGCAACTGTACTGTCTACATTTACAGTGGCGCCAGAGCCATCCTGAGACTCGAAACCTTCTACAAATTTGCTCGCGAACACACCACCGGGTTCTTGATAGTTAACTTTCTTCATGCCGAGAACACGCTGCGAAATATCGGCAACCTTATCGGCAAATCCTTCACTGCGCTTTGTTAAAAGAGCAAAGAAGATGCCGCTTAGAATTGTGAGAGCTACAGCCGCCTCATAGGATCCGAGAAGACCGAATGCCATTAAGCCGGTAGCACCTGACACGAGTGTGCCACTAAAAGGCACATAAAAGATAGCATATAAAATATAGAAGAACAATATTAAATTTGCTACTGAGAGAGTCAGCTTTGTTGAATTCATCCTACCGTGAGGATTCATTTTTTAAGAAAATTAATCCGATCGGCAGTTCCGTTAATCTCAAATTTGAGATTAAGCGGTACCAATCATAAAGAAATGAGAGGAGCCACTACCCGTTGAAGAATCCAGAAAGTTGCACCGGCTAAAACAGATTTTACAAGAACACCTACCGTAGTGAGGTCACCTGTCGGTTTAACAAGACTGGGTATGTAGTGGGAAAAAAGCACATTGACTACAGGGATGCTGAAAATGAAAACGAGGAGCGTCACAAGGATTGGCGTCTTGACTTCATCAGCTACACGTGAATAGATGTTGCGCTTACTGCCCTCTGGTAACTGTTGTTGCTGCCCTTGTCCTTGCCACTGCCCCTGTGCTTGGGGCATAAACTGCCCCTGAGGAGGCGGCATCATATTCGGCATACCTCCAGCGTTATCGCGAACACCGTGCATGGCGGCAGCAAAATCAGCGGGTGTCGGGTGATCTCTGCCAATTACATGGCTCGTTGCGGGATTCGGATCCATTGCTATTGGGGCATATGTATTTGGATTCGGCGAATTTACCATGCTTCCCGTTGAAACCGGCTGGTTCATATCCTTGAAAATCTGCTTGACTAAATCATCATCGCCCGGAGAGCCGCTTTGCTGGAGATCCGATAAAAGTGTTCCGCTACTACTCATTCGTATTCTTCTACCAAAAGAATGCGAATCCTAGTCTATTTTTATATCCGCACTAAAACCGTTGAACTGTGAACGCTTCAATCGCGCCCTCTTTGGGGCAATCCACAGTATAGGTTTCAAACTTATAACACCGTTTACCAATTTGGTATGTGCTACCTTTTACTTCATTCGCCGGAGGAGCTTTCTGTAAGATACATGAATCACCTGTACATACAGGACGTAGGAGAGCCATTAATCCAAGTCCTAATATGAAGCTAAAAAACATATTGAATTTCTTTGTTTTTAGGAAGTCCCAAATCATTCTCTCTATGAACTGTAGAGATAAAGCATGTTCAAACACTTTGAATTGTATCCTTTTATAATGGGTATTATAATCGGTATAGCAGGACTGCTCTTCTGGAAGCAGAAACCGACAGTTGTACAGAAGTACCCGCACCCGACGAATGTTGAAAAGAATGTCTACAAGGACCCGAATGGCGTTTGTTACAAATATAAGAGTTCAGAGGTAGATTGTGATAAAAATGAGTCTACGATTAAGCCGTATCCGATTCAAGAAGGTATGGCAATCACTGCTTAATGACCTTTTGCCTAATGCGCATGAGTCTTGTCTCGATTGTATTATTTGCCGCAGGATTTACTACAACCACTTCACCTACACCACTAGATACAGTCACAGTAGGATTTGTGCCGATTTCAATGTCAGGAACACGAGATCCCTTCTTCTTCCATCCTTTGATTGCCGCTGTCTTGGTATTCAGTTCAATAGAGACTGCGCGAACACGGATTGCGAGCGCAATGATCGCGACAACAAATAGACCACCGCCGAACGCCGCGCCAATAATTGTGCCAGCACCCGTATTACTGGGCGCTGAGACAACAGGTGCAGTCGCAATACCAGCGAGAGGCTTCGGTGTATTGGAGTCCGTCGGACCGGGCGTCTCTGTCGGTGTATGAGATGGCGATGCGCCAATCCGCAACGTAGGCGTCGGAGTCGGTGTCTCCGTCGGCGTGACAGATGATGTTACAGAGAGGGTGGGAGAAGATGTGTAACTAATTGAGGGTGTACGGCTCGGTGTGCGGGTATTCGAGGGAGTATTTGACGCAGTGGCACCCGGTGATAATGTAGGCGTAGGAGTCTCTGTGTTACTGGGTGTACCTGTCGGCGTAGGAGAAGAAGTCGGTGTACCCGTCTTACTGGGAGTCGGAGTCGTTGTTGATGTTGGCGTCGGGCTCGGCGTAGCAGATACACTTGGAACAACGACTTGCGCTGCATGACCCGTTAGAGAAAGTTGTATTGAGTTACCGTCACCGGCTAGATCTGTTGTCCAGGGTGTTGAGCCACAGGGCATTCCAGTCGGTCCATACTGACCACGGAAGAAGTAAGGGGGAACACCAGGCTTTCCATAGGGAAGAGAGACAGAGCAATGAGTAGATGAAGCTGATGTCCCACCTGGTGCAATTGCCCACGTGAATGGCAGAATCGTGACAGTATAGTTTTGCCCGGCACTTACAGCCCATCCTGATGCCGACGCGTTAAATGAAATAAACTCATCGGTGAAAGGTGTCGCAGCGACGAGGTTAGTGAAAGTTGTTAGAAGAGAATTTCCGATATGCACGCCACCCGGAAAAGTGGACAGAACAAAACTGATTCCACAGGTTTCTTGCTGAGCTTGAGAATAGACACCCATTACCATGGTGTCAACAATGCCGGTCTGTTCAGCCTTAAAACGTGCGATGCCATTATGGCAACGATTTTCAACGGTATTGTTTAAATATCCGATTGTATAATTTCCTACAATCGGATTTCTAGTTGTGTCGATAAAGACGAGTGGTTGACTAGTCGCAAGACCTACAAATAAGAATGAGAGGAGAGACTTTAACATGTGGTTCTATCCTCCAGAAGAGAAAAAACCTATATTCAATTTTTATTTGCTCTCATGATAGCAGCGAGTTTATTGCGCTTTTGTTGCTCTTCTGTAATTACAGTCGCTGTACTGACAGGAACTTCTACATCAGTAGGCTGGGATTCACGGATTAATGCTCTGACTGAGAAAAGTGCCTTGAGATACTGGCTGGTGGCAGCCGCATTCTCGGAGAGACGGAAGAGATTGTCGCCGGTTTCTTCGAGTTTCTTCGCCAAGTCCTGGTGCTGCTGGTAGAATGCCTTGAGGATCGCAGACCAGAGTTCATAGGCATTCTGTGCCTGTGTTGAGTCACGGGCAGCTATATTTTTTACAGTGCGCGGCGAGCGTGTCTTCATGATTTCTTCTACAAGCGAATCTTGCTTGAGCCCTTTAAGGCGTGTAACCTCAAACGCTTGGAGAGGAAAGGCATAGGTGACTCCACCGTAACTAAAATCCTTCATGTAGCATGGATGTAAGTAGCCAAGATCCTTGTCTTCAGGGCTCTCAATGAGGGTTGACATGACTGTGATTACATGTTCGTCATCTGAGCCACCGCCCATCTTCGTTTCTTCGGGTCCCACATAATGCCCAAATAGATCCTTTTTACTGTACGGCATGTACTTTAATAAGAAAACATCATGTCCCATTTTGCGTTGTTCATATTTTTGTTCAAAGATTATCGAGCGCACTTCGGGGTTAGGTTCGATTGTTATGAATCGTTCGGGATACATTGCTTTGTTTCTTTGCTGTTCTGCAGCTTTAACGATTTTATTAAGACGAACAACATCTGCAACGCTTCCGCCTTCTTTATAACGCCCATATGCTTTACGAAGAAGGTCGCTGGCTTTATCGAACGCCTCTTCAGCGCCAATTATTTTTTGTCCTCTTTCTTCATTTATTTTTTGTAATTCTTCGTCTGTGAGTGGACGGAATTTACGAAGAGCAATTGTTTTGGGAGGCTCTTGGTCCGTAATAATCAGATTGCCTTCGGGAGTGTAAGAATAGTGCTTGAATGTCTTTGCCTTTCCACGCTTTTTATAGAATGCGCCGATTTCTTCTTCGGGTTTTATAGCCTCGGGACGACTTTCCGACACGACTTTTATTTTTCTGGCGGCTTTGACTTTGACTCCTTCTTTTGGTTCTTCCTTCGTTTCTGTTGGACCAACAGCAACTTTAAAGACACGTGTCTTTTTTACAGGTGCAGCAGGCAAAGGCAAAGGCACAGAAACAGCACTAGCAACACTAACATTTAGAGGGACGGGTACAGCGCTAGCGACAGTAGTAGCGACAGTTGTAGCAACAGGTACAGCGCTAGCGACAGCAATAGCGGCATTAGTAGCAGGAGCATTTGCAGGAGCTAACGGAACTGGTTCAGCCATCTCTTCTTTCTCTTATCCATGTTATTTTTTTAAGAGAGCTGCGCTTCTATGCGCTAAAGAAAGATCCCTCTTTTCTATAGATGCCGCCAGCTGTAGATACAATCGTTCGTGTTACATTCAGTTTTGTACATGGTCTTGCAGTCGCAATGGTTCTACCCATTTACTTCATGATGTATCCAGAGTTTTCAAAGACATACTTGTATGTCATTTTGTTTGCCATAGTTCCTGCTTTTTCCTATATATTTTCATTGGCTCTCAATTCTCTAACCCAATATATCTCATGCGGAACAGTCGTATTTGGACAAATAGCTCTCGCATCCATTTTCAATCCGATTTTTGTTCTTATTTTTGCTTTTATTTCATGGATGTTCCCTGTTCTTCGTACGTTTGTAAGTGCTATTCTACCCGAACAGCCTCTTGATGTAATGAAACAGGAAGGGGATACTACCATGAAAATGATTCTGAGTTATGCTTTCTATATTCTGTGGGGTGGCATTTATGGTCAAACATACAGTGCAGGATTTGCGCAGTCGTGCCCTTCAGCTACTTTACCTGTTAAAGTAATAGAGCCAGTAGCAATAACACAAAATCAAGAAGCTTCTGGCGCCTCCGTCCCCAAATAAATATATTTAGGAACTCCTTCAATTCCAGTTCCTTCCGTATTTAACATATAGTACCCAGGCTTCACATTTTCGATATGTCTGCTCCTTCTTCCTCTTGCTACCGGAGGAGGCTCAATCTTGACAGAATCCACTGTCCAAGCATTTTCAGGTGAAAAAAGAACCACAGCAAAATAGGAGAAAAAAGCCCACACAATACAAAATAGCCATATTGGAAACCATGTATAATAATTTACGTCGCGTCCAATACCGAATTCTTTCCATACACCATTTTCTGTAAACATGAGCCGCGGTCGTAAAAAGAGAACGACAGCGATTCCTGTTAAATAAAGCAAACCTGCGAGGAGTAGAACTCTCATCCTTCTTACAATGAGTTCGTAAATTTTCTACTAGGCGTCATCCGCTCCTTCTTGTACAACATCAACTCCTTGATCAATCTCTGCATTAGCAGTCGCAATCGCTCTCTGCTGCTTTTCTTTCATATACTGATCCGGGTCATATTCACGAATGACCTTGCTACCACCCACAGCATAATCACCCAAACCGAGTTTCTTATTAAGGAGTTCAACCTGCTTTCGTTCGCGGCTCATCACGTCCATTTTCTTGATAAATGTCATCTTCTCCTGTTCAGCATTATCTTCAATCATCTGCTTGATCTGCTCCGATGTAAAATCTAAACCTTCCGTCTTTATTTTTGTAAGCAGCGCGGCAAAAAACTGAAGAACTGTCTGCGACTCCGATTCTAGCATTGACCCAGCGCTAGCAACTTCGCTCTCAAATTCATCGGGCACATGATTCGGGTCCAAGAGTTCTGCAAAAATGCTGTAAAGAAGAATTTTGACAATATAGGGAAATCCGACTTTTCCTCCAGGAACAATATTTACACGGAGAGACCTCATGAGCACAGGAAGAACAGCGCGAAATTTGTTTACACATTCTACAAGTTTTACGAAGGCAAATGATTTCGGCTTTATTTTGCTAGCGAATCGTCGAGTTATATCAATGTGTGAATCGAGAAGTTTGGACGCATCACTCATTGTTTCTTGGCTTAAATCATAAGATTTCTGGATCACTGTCAGCGAGTCTAAGCTCAGATTTGACACGATGCGCTGGAACGGAATCAAAAAATAAGAGCGGAATGTCTCGCCAAGTTGTCTTGGATTCATTGTCATGATACGCTGAAGAAGATCAAATCGCTCTTGTCCCAGGCGTCTCTGTAATACAGCCTCAAGTTGAACAACCTTATTTGAGAGAGGTCCATAGGCATTTGCATATTCGGTCGCGGTTGCTTTATCTTTCTTCTCCAGTTCTCTGAGAGCGACAACCGTACCCAGAATGACCTCTGAAAAATCTTCAAGCGGTAACGGTTGGAGCTTGAGAAATGATTCTATAAAATCTACACCGACATTGAGTTTTACATTCGCCGTATCCAACGACACACGATAGCGTTTATGTACATTGTCCAAAAGATCCGCAAATGATTCTCTATTGATTACTATACCCTGTGTCTGTAGTGCGTTTTGTTCAGCTACCTTCTTTTGCTCGGCATCTTCTGCAGGAAGACGAGGATCTTCAGGAAAGATAAAGCCACAGTGAGGACAGGCTAAATTGTATCCCATTTCGTGAGGGAGACCAATACGATTTCCCTTATAGCAGACACGAATAAACAATCTGTACATAACAGACTCGTCGGCTTTCGCGTAATAAGTTACAAGTTCACGCGGAACCATGGGTACGCGCAACATGCTTCCTCGACTGCCTTTGGGCGGCGCCTTTTCACTGAGACCAGGCATAGAATGCTCCTTCCAGAATTTACCAGGACTACTCAGTGAATCGTAGCAGCACGTCGTCTCAATCATAGGAGAACCAGGTACAAGAATTCCGTGCTCTCTGGCTAACTTGTGCGCTTCCAAGATCCAGGCGCTCGCTTTTCCGCTACCGACCGCCGCTGCAGCAACAAGAGGTTCTTTTGTCAAGACAACCTGTAAAGGTGTAAACCCGTTAGGAATGATATCTTTCGGTCGCCCTTCAGCTGCCTCTGATCCAAACGTCTCCTGTAAGTACTGTTTCTTTGTTACAAGTTCTTGTTGAACATCTGTCCTACTTACCAATTCCTTGACAATTGCCTCAATATAACGTGCGACACCCTTCTGTCTCTCTAAGTCTGACCGAATACTCTGAAATCCTGTCAAGTTCCACGGTGTCTTATTGCGCGTGACACTTGACACAGCGCAGCTCATATATTCAATACCGGTCTTGTTCTCAGGTCTATCCATAGGATATCCCTTGAAATCTGGATTCTTACATCCCTGTAGCGTATAGCGGCGAGTATAATCAGGAATATGCGTTTGAATATTGATGAGAAGAACAGATGCAGCACAGCCCACCATGAAACGGTTAATAAAGACATCGTAATCGAGTTGTACACCCTTGCGAACTTTCGCTTGTGCTTTCTGTATCTCTACATACTGTTTTCTGCCAGGTTTACTTAGGACTTCTGCTCGTACGCGATTAATCATTGTGTGATAACTGTTCGCATCAGGAAACACACCTACAAGATCGCAGAGTTCCTTGATTGTGAAATAGATGAGTTTCTTATCTTCGGAGTCAAAATCGAGTTCTTCTTCGTCCTCTTTAACGATCGTATCACCGAGGAGTTGTTCTATCTCTTCCTGCTTTTTTGCGTCCTTGTCTTCTAAGACAGCGCGACCCGACATCGGTCTTCCTTCGTCATCATATTCGAGATGCGTATCGAGTTCCACGTTGGAAATACCCTCGCCGCAATTTCTACAGGTGTATTTTCCGCCTGATTGACCATCGTTAAACGCGAGGAGAATTTCCTTGTGAATTACTTCCTTTTCTCTTGGGTGTAGATACTCTTGTAATAGGAGAAACTCGTGCTCGCAAACTAGGTGTTCTTTACAGGCAATACACCAGATCCAGTGATCTTTTTTCTCACTCTTGAAATCGTTGAGGAGTTTGACCATGAGCTTCTGTTTCTCTGAAGCGCGATCGCCGCGAATCTTCCGAATCGCCTCGAGAGAACTTACGTGAGGGCACGTATTGGGTTTCGGTCGTTCTCCAGCCTCCTTCTTCTTTTTCTGTAAGGCGATTGCCGCCTTGAGAGCATCTAGGAACTGATCTTTAACTACACGATTTCTCTCTCTCACGATCGGCTCTGGCAGTCCAGCAAGCACGACTAAAAGGAGATCCTGGTAGGACTTGTAGAGCGCTGCGAATCGTGCCACGTCACTCTCCTTGTAAAAGGGGAAACGCTGCCCGAATTGTATCAAGGCGTCATTGAGAATGACTTCGTTTGCAATGCGATCAAAGAAGAGTTGGATTACATCTTTCTGTAGAAGTTGATCGACCTGGACAGATTGATCGGCGGCAACTTTACTTGCGATTTCTCTCTCGCCGTTTAAGAATTGTTTAGTTGCGGCGCGGTACTGTGTAATCTTTTTATTGAGAACTTCCATTTGATCAAGTGTAAATTCTTTTTCTGTGATACCGAATGATCTGAGGAGTGGCAAGATATCACCCATGCCGCCGCCATAGACGGGCTGCCCATCGAGCCAATCTGCAACAGAGACATTACCGAGACTTGATCCGTCGGGCTTGATTACGAGGATAGAGCCGGCTGTAGGAATATCTCCAATTGTACCGTGATTCCATACAATTGTACCGGCTGTTTCGGGTACTGTCATGGACTCTGCCATGTCGAGGGCTAGTTTTCCAGAGCGCGTGGAGCCGAATTCGCGCAAGTAATTCAGAGGAAAGAGCAAATAATTGAGTACAGTGATTTCATCGCTGTTTTCTGCGACGCCGACAATATTTTTATCGCTGTACCGTTGGTATTTAGGACCGAGGGCGCGCATGGCACTCATCGTGACTTTTCCAATGAATTCGTGGCTAATAAGTTTAGTTGAATCGCCTTCATCCAGTTCGGGAAGTCCAGATAAGTGACTATCTTCTTTTAGTACTACAGGGACTTCTGATCTGAAAATGTCATTGTCGTGAGTGACGCTTTCCTTAACTTCTCCTGAGGGCGGAAGAGTCTGGAAGAAGGAATCGAAAAATCCCTGCCATCCTAAGTACCAACGCGGCAAACTCTGTCCTCCTCCCAAACCGAGGCGCGATGGTTCGTGGTCTTTATCGGTGGGATTTCCGAGCTGATTCTCTACATAATTCATTTCGGCTTTGACGATATCGTCGAGGTAGCGAATCTGGATTTGCGGATCGGCAACCTCAGTTGGATCGCTACTACTTAGTTTACGCTTTATGTCTGTAAAATGCTGTGCGCTGTGATCTAGGTGAAGAACGCGCTGTGTTTGTATGATGGGGCGAGCCAAGGGGAATTTTGATTTCTTGAGTAAATCAGAGAGAGTCTTGAAACTTGTTTCTTTGGGTTCTTTTTTTGCGTCGCCTGCTTGCGTATAGTCTACAAGTGTATTGCGCAAGTGAAAGAGAACTTCAGTTAGCACTCTGATTTCGCGGATTTTTCTGGGGTTTTTCTGCGATGAAGGTTCGAGTGCCTTGAGTAAATCTTGTAGCATGTCTGTTTTTTGTTGCGCATCAGGGTAATTTCTAAGATGTGTAGGAATTTCCGAAACGTCGACGATTTGAGGAACTTCAATCTCTTCGTCTAAAAATTCAAAGAGTGCCTCTTGCTCGGTTGGTTTTTCTGGAAGTTCAGCTTCAGTTTGTTGAGGCTGTGCCTTCGGCGCCTCATTCACGCGCATGACTGCGAAATTCATGTCGCGCCGTATACCAATATACGGTTCTACAGGCTGTAAAGTTGCTTCTGATTCATCTTTCAAGAGGACAGCGTCCTTTTCTTCATCCACAGAGACAACTGTGAATTTCGGTCCAGGTTCGCCTACTGCAGTAAATGTTGTGACGATTTGATCGGGGCGGATATCAAGAAGATGAACAAAAGAGGCGCTGGCTGCTTTCTTTATAAGAACGATTCCTTCAATACCGAGCTCGGGGTCTGGATTGTCTTCCAGTAACGGAATATCCTTCAAACTATCAGAAACTCCGTCCGGGAGTATGCGAATTAAATCATCGTCCATAAAATAAATGCGACCTCTTGTTCTATCAAGACGACCACCTTCAATCATAATTGTATCGCCGAGTCCGATTTGTTCTTGTTCTTCCTCTTCTTCTTTGAACTCAAGTGATTTATCTTGATTTTCATTGGCATTGCTATTGGCATCGCCATTGACATCGCCATTGACATTTTCATTCACATTTTCATTTTTGTTTCTTTCTTCTTCTACTCTTTCCATCTACTGTCCTATATCATTAAAAAATTGAATCGGTTCGCAGCCCTAGAATAGTAAGTTTAAAATGTTTACTGTTGATTTTCAGAATACACTAATTGCGAAGTATGCCACGTGGCTAGAGCTCGAGGCTTTCCTCTTATCTGAGGCGGGCGGGCACTTTCGTATCGTTGGAACCGGTCGGTACCGAGTGATTCGGTACGAGAAGAAGAGCACTGATATGAAGAGTCCACTTGTACAGTGGATGCGGAGCACGATCTGGGACACGGAAGCAAATCTTCCTGTTTGCGTTTCGCCTACGAAGGCGAAGGAGGATGATGTGCCGCCGATCGGCTCTGATCTTCCTCTAATCCAGGACTTTATGGATGGAACTATGATGAATATGTTTCTGCCGGCGTTCGATGAGGCAACTGGAGTGCAGCCACTGCCGACTCTGGCAACCAGGTCGCAGATTGGCGCAGGCGGCAATTTCTACAGTCAGCGTTCCTTTGCCGAGCTGTTTACTGATGCGCTAGTAACAGCAAATACCAATCTAGTTCAGCTCGCACTAAATGTACGTCATTCATTCAAGGACGTAAAGAATGTCCATGCGTATTTCGCTAGCTTTCTTCTACAACACCCTGAGCATCGTGTTGTCTCAAAGGTAGATCAGGCGCGTATCTATCTTGTACACACTGGCTATGTTACGAAGGATGGTAAGACTGTGATCGAGGACATCTCGGAGCTTTCTCCAGAGCCCGAGCTTGCTACACTTGCTCTGCCGCAGTATCACATGAACGGTTTCAGTGCTGTCGCAGACTATCAGTCTTTCCTCAATACACAGCTGAACACGAAGGGCTGGTTCTGGCAGGGCTTGACATTCAAGGATGCAAATGGTAATCGGTGGCGCACGCGGAATCCGAAGTATCTAGGTCTAAGGGCTCTACGTGGTTCGGAGGCGCTTCCTCTTGATCGTTGGCTCCGCCTCCGCTCTGAGGGCAAGGTTGTCGAGTACCTCAAGCACTATAAGGAGGAGCGCACGATGTTCTGGGACTTTGAGCAGCGTTTCCGCGCCCTGACTCTGGCTGTCTATGCTGGGTATGTAGATGTTCACAAGGCGCACGCAAAAAAGCTGACGGATCTACCCAAGAATGTCAGCCCGTGCGTCTTCCGTCTCCATGCGCACTACTTGGAGCATTTGAAGCCGCAGACATTGACGGTTAAGCAGAAGGATGCGATTGACATTGTCAATAAGATGACACTCTTGGAGCAGAAGCGCATGATGATGGAGCCGCGCCTTGTCGCTGTGACAGGCGCCGTTGTTTAAACAAATATCTACATACTATAGTAATATGAAAACATCACTTCATTATACAAATATCGTATATTTAGTAACACATCACATAATAGCCTTATATGCACTGTATAATCTTCCGTCTATTTTCTCTTTTAGATTGATTCTAGAAGTATTTCTAGCAGCACAATTGACTGGTATGCTAGGCATAACGGCTGGAGCTCATCGTCTTTGGTCTCATAAGTCATATGAGGCTGCTTTTCCAGTACGTGTTGTCTTCATGTTGGCAAATTCGGCTGCCCACCAAGGTTCTATTTACCAATGGTCTAAAGACCATAAAATGCATCATAAGCATACAGATACAAAATTAGACCCTCATTCTATTCAATACGGTTTTTGGTATTCACATGTTGGCTGGATCTTTTTCAGAAAAACCGATGCGTTTCGTGAAGCGTCCCGCTTAATTCAGATGGATGATCTGAAAAAAGACACCGTTGTTATGTTTCAACACAAATATTATTTTATTCTTTCTAATCTTTTTTGTTTCATTCTTCCTACACTCTATGGAAAGTATATGTGGGATTCGTACTCAATAGGATATTTATATTTTGGAGTTCTGAGATGGATCTTACTTCTCCATGCGACGTGGTGTGTAAATAGTGTTGCTCACATGTGGGGATCGACACCCTATAATCCTAGAATATCATCAAGACAGAGTATAGTGACTAGTGTAATTGCTGTAGGTGAAGGATGGCATAATTATCATCATACATATCCTTATGATTATAGAGCAAGCGAATTTAATTGGAATAATGAATGGAATCCAACCACATTTCTATTGGACAGTTTATCTTCAGTTGGTCTAGTTTGGAATAAGAAAGTAGGAAATCCAAGTTAATCGTCATCATAATATATGGTATACGATAAACGTCCATATGTTGCGAAATCTAATCCAGACCTATCGTCTAGATGATGCTCTCTCAGCTGTTTAATAGTATCCTCCCATGAAAGCATAAACCAAGGCGGATCATCAATTAAATCTTTTACATGTAAATACGCGAGTTGTAAATCAGAGAAACTACCAATTCGCGTATTTACATTATTGTCATTAAAATATGTTACATGACATGGCGTATTAAACTGATTTGGTTCTTCACACGTCATTTTCCTATGGAATGCGACCTGTGAATCATTTCTTCAATTTTTTACTACCGATTTAAAAACATAGAACATACACTATTCAGAATAGGATGCCTTACGCTATTGGAATTGACCTGGGAACCACTTATAGTTGCGTTGGAGTTTGGCAGAATGATCGTGTTGAAATCATCGCAAATGATCAGGGGAATCGGACGACTCCCTCCTATGTAGCCTATACGGACGAGGAGCGTCTTGTAGGTGATGCTGCAAAGGGACAGGCGGCGGCGAATCCCATGAACACAGTTTTTGATGCAAAGCGTCTCTTAGGGCGCCGCTTCCGCGACACGTCGGTCCAGAGTGACATGAAGCACTGGGCTTTCAAGGTTCTCGAGGGCAAGACGGAGAAGCCTGAGATTGAGGTGGACTACAAGGGAGAGAGGAAGCGTTTCCAGCCTGAGGAGATTAGCGCGGCGGTTCTTCAGAAGATGAAGCAGACCGCCGAGGCGTTTCTTGGTGAGGCTGTCCGTGATGCGGTCGTCACCGTCCCTGCATACTTCAACGACTCACAGAGACAGGCGACGAAGGACGCGGGTGTAATCGCTGGTCTGAATGTACTGCGCATCATCAACGAGCCGACGGCGGCTGCAATCGCCTATGGCTTGGATCGGAAGAAGGGACAGGGTGAGCAGAATGTGCTTATCTTTGATTTGGGCGGCGGCACGTTCGATGTAAGTCTACTATCGATTGATGATGGTGTGTTCGAGGTCAAGGCGACAGCGGGAGACACGCACTTGGGTGGCGAGGACTTCGATAATTTAATGGTCGATTACTGCGTTGGCGAGTTTAAGAAGAAGACGAAGCTTGATCTTGCGACAAATCAGCGGGCTCTCCGTCGCCTCCGCACAGCGTGCGAGAAGGCGAAGCGCAGCTTGTCGGCGTCTACACAGGCGACGGTCGAGGCGGACAGTCTTATGGAGGGGAATGACTTTAACATGGCGTTTACACGTGCTAAGTTCGAGAGCCTCTGCGACTCACTTTTCCAGAAGTGCCTCGCGCCTGTTGAGCAGGTTCTCCGTGACGCGAAGATGTCAAAGGAGCAGGTTCATGAGATTGTAATGGTAGGTGGCTCGTCGCGTATTCCGAAGGTTCGCGAGCTCCTTTCCAATTATTTTGGTGGTAAGAAGCTCAATGACAGTGTACACCCTGATGAGGCTGTAGCGTATGGTGCTGCAGTCCAGGCTCACATTCTGACGAAGGGCGACACAGTTGATAAGACGAGCGAGCTTCTTCTTCTCGACGTGACCCCGTTGTCACTGGGCATTGAGACTGCGGGTGGGATCATGACTGCGCTCATCAAGCGCAACACGACAATTCCTACCAAGAAGACGCAGACCTTCAGTACGTATGCGGACAACCAGCCGGCGGTCGATATCAAGATCTACGAGGGTGAGCGCAACTTCACGAAGGATAATAATCTCTTGGGCACGTTCCGCTTGGAGGGCATTCCGCCGATGCCGCGCGGTATTCCGCAGATTGAGATCTCATATGATTTGGATGCGAACGGAATCCTAAATGTGTCGGCGGCTGAGAAGAGCTCGGGTAAGTCAAATAAGATCACGATCACGAACGACAAGGGACGCCTGTCAAAGGCGCAGGTGGAGCGGATGGTGGAGGAGGCGGAGAAGTTCGCCGAGGAGGATAAGGCGAAGGTGGAGACTATTGAAGCGCGTAATGAGCTGGAGACGTACTTGTACAATGCGCGCAACTCCTTGAGGGAGGAGAAGGCGAAGACGGTGCTTGGCGAGGATGCAAAGAAGGGTGAGGACATCGCGCAGACATACTTGACGTGGTTGGAGAGCCATGGAGATGAAACTACACAGGTCTACAAGGATGAGATGAAGAAGGCGGAGGAGGAGATCAAGCCGATCATGATGAAGATGTACGCGGCGACAACGGACAAGATGCCCGAGGGTGTGCCGCAGCCTGATCATGTATACAAGCCGGATAGTGAGGGTAATATGCCTGGAATGCATGGACAGGAATCAGGTCCAAAGGTCGAGGAGGTGGATTAGTAAACCAATCCACCAAATTAGTCACAATGTTAAGCTTTATTATTTTTTCTCGTTTTACCTGCAAACTTGCTTAGTATCTTTTTAGCTACGTTACGAATTATGTTAAAAAATCCCTTATGTTTCTTAGTTGAAGATGAAGATACTGGGGCGTCTGCTCGTCTCGATTCAACCGCTTTTTTTTTTGTTTGCGCTGCTGATTTAGGCGCCGCTGATTTAGGAGGTGACCTCGGTGCTTTTACAGTCATAATTTTTGTCCTCGGCTCCACAATCCTAGTTCCCGTGCGTATTGCCTGCTTCGCTGATTTGAATGCTTCAAGCGCATCAGGCACTTTATTTTTTAAATTGCGCTGACTTTGTTCCCATTCTTCACGTTCAACGCGACCAATAGGCTCATTTCCTTGTAGTTGTCTATAATAAGTTCTAATATGAGTTTTCATTGCTGTTTTCTTTTCTTCTTCAATAAGTAAGGGCTTTATTCTATTTCTTACTGCCTGAATCCGTTCTTGGTGTAACTCGTGCTTACTTTTACTTTTAGAAGACATTCTACTTATATATAAGATTAAACAACGCGCTTCATAGCATACAAAATACCAAAACCAATTAAAATAACCGCAATAGATACTTTGTTTTGTCCACTCAAAATAAAATATCCACGTGAATTCGCATCAGTCGGAATATTACAGACATCACACTTGACTCCCTGTATATTTGAATCAACTATACCTTTTTTCTTTAGTGAAACTTGTCTTACCCAGAGTTTCTGATACTGGGCGTAAACAATTAAACCGAGCTGTGCACATCGGAACATGAAAAAATCTACATGACCGTCGATGGGAAACGCATTATCTACAAGAATTTTCACCGCTTTCTTTGTGTAAATATTGGCTGTATTAGGAGCATTTACACTGTAATTCCAGTCGCCAAAATTAAACGCAACCGTATTATTGACAGCGTCCATCATCGTGCGATTGAACGGCACGGATAATGTCCAGACATCAGGTTTAGCTTTTTCTTCGAGGGCTTGATACTCAAGAAAAGCAGCCTCTAACTGCTTCACAAATCCGAGGGGGATGAGCGCATCGTCTTCAAAGACGAGACCATATTCTTCAGGCTGCGCGATAATCTTTGTCCAGACTGTGTAATGACTCAGGTAGCAGCCAACACCGCCTGCAGAATCAAGATCTTCATGATCACGACGTTTCTTGTACATGATATTGCGACGTGTTCTTAAAGATACTCTGGTGTCTTTCTCAATATCAATCGTTTTGCCATCGATGGCATCAAAACGCTCCCACGGGTATTTTTGTATGAGTTCTTGGAATCCAGGTTGCTGAAAAAAACGTTCCCAGCGATCTGCACGACTTTTAAGATTTATACAATATATCCGTAGATTCATCTCTACTCTGGGAGCGGTTTTCCCCAGAAGGCGCCGCGCTTCTTTACAGGGACGGGTGTGGGTGCAGTCAAGATTGGTTCTTGTTGCACGGGTGCAACTTGTACTCCCTTTATATCTGGTACTTGTCCCTTGACCTTTCTTACAGCGGCAACAGTACCCGTACCAGTAGCAGTAGCCCAATCCTCCTTCCACTTACCGAACATCGTCGCGCAGGCACGCGCCGCTCTAGCAAACATGGCACGCGCCGTAATTTCCTGTCCATCCTCTACACCGACACGAAAGACCATCTCATCACGCAGAGGATGCGGCAGCTTGTAACCTACATATGTGATCTCCTCCTTGTCAATCATGTTCTCATCCATCCATGTCTGCATCAAGTTGCCAAGCGTATGATCTTCGCCCTGTAAGATAATGTCAAATCCCTTCATACGCGCATCCGCCGGCTGTATCTTTATATTTTCGGGGAGATCACCTCTATCAACAGATGCATACAACATACACTTCTGCTGAAGCTTCTCCAAGGCTCGTCCAACAATATACTTAACCGACAACGTTCCCTTTGACTCCACCGTGAAATCAAAGCTGTACGGCTCATTCTTCTCATTAACTAAGAAACAGCGCTCAACTTCCATTGTCTTGAATTCGCGCATAAGTTTATCACGTCTCTCAGCCTCCTTCTCCAAAGACTTGGGATCTACCTTCTTTGTTGTCTGTAGCCACTTGTCGAACACTAGCTTCTGCTTATCAGAATCTTCATCGATTGTGTACTTATAGGAACACTGGCTGACAGGGCTGAATCGTACATGCTGACGACCGGTACCCACAGTGGCTCGAGCCGTCAGATCAATGGCTTGCGGCGCCTGATTCGGCTGCTTGCCCTTTAATATCGCAATAAGACAAGTCTGCTTAGTAATTGGATTAGGGTTAAAGAATTTAACGTTTCCAACAACTGTCGATTCACCTTCTCCGGTCGTAGAATGCTGACGAACCTCAAAATCGGCAGCCACCACATCACGGGAAGTATCCTTATCGCTCTCAGCACGAAGGTGAAAAGTAAACTCTTCGGGGTCCCAGGTAAGAGGATTCTCAGCCCAGACGGGCAGTAGACCGATACGATCTGCCAGCATCTCATTTGTCATAGGCGTGGTGTTTTTCGTAACACTTACATCGCTGGTTGAGCCGTCCTCCTTGATATCGGAACGAAACCCGACAGTCTCCACTTCGGTTAGAATAGCTCTGCGTAGCGTATTGGCATACGAAACGTGTGTCGGCTGTAACTGAAATGTAATCGTTAGGGGATCTACATTTACGGGGTTGTGAAATACATTGACTTCCTTTGTTGCCATCTATTCTGTCTAGTCTATATTCAATGTGGTTTATACTCAATTTTTACACGGAGTGCGGAACTTTTTAATAACTAGGTTCTGAGGAAATATCAAATGAGTCAGCAGGCGAATGTCTGTTATTACAGTAATCGCTGTGAATGGTCAAAGGCGTTTATGAAGGAATTGGCGCAGACACCTTGGGCGAATTCATTCAGTTTTTTTTGCGTTGACGCCGAGAAGCGGAAAGGACCTCTTCCGGCGTGGCTGAAGAAAGTTCCAACTCTTGTAATTAATGGAGAACAACAGCCGAGAACGGACGGGGACGTTATGAATTGGCTTTCTGAAATGAGATTGAAGAATTCCGGATCTGGACAACGTTCTGGAACTGGACAAATAGGATCAGAGCCGGAACCGGAAGGGTGGAATACGATGGAGCATTCGTCGTTCGCTCGTGGGTTTGGCTACAGTTTTCAGGATGCGGATACGACGACACAAGGTAATGGCGGTTCAACGATTCCTGGTGCATTTTCATTCTTAAATGGTACAGCAGGTCCGTCGCAGGGTGCGCCGCCGTCTATCGCGGATGTGAGGCAGAAGAGCAGAAAGGAACAGCAATTTGATACGCAGATGGAAGATTTCAAGAAGGAAAGAGATCAGGGAATGCCTGGAAATATTCCGCGTATGTAAAAAATGCGTTTAAACAAGTTTCAAACAATACTATTTAGAGGTATGTCTACCGCCCTTGGTGCTTTTTGCGTTCAAATTATTCGTTTTTTTGAGGAACTTGTAGACACGTTCCCGGAAGAGCGAGACATAAAACTTGGCTTGGAGGCGATCCAGGGAGCTAGGAAAATCAACCCTAAACTCATTCTCGATCTATTCTACGAGCATGTCTACAGGGATGCTCATGAGTTTATTGAGCAAGAAAATGATGACGGACTTGTTACCTATGCGAAGGCAAAGGTCAATAGTCAGTTTAATGAAATGTCATCGGCTCTTTTGATTTTTGATAAGCATTGGGATACGATGGCAGATTCAAATCGGAGCGCAATTTGGAAATATATGAAGGTTCTTTGTGTTCTGTGCGCAAAGGCAAAGGCATTAAAGGCGTAAAGTCGCCGCAAATCTTTCACGGTGATCCAGTAGATCATTCAGTATGGCGGGCAATTTAGATTCTGTTTTTTTCACAAAATACAATGAATTTTGTGAAGAACTCAAGGAGGCATTTCCGGAACGGAAAGATAAAATCACATTTGCAAAGACATTGACAAACGAATCTAAACTCGCTCGCTTCAAGGCTGAAGTACTTCCGACGGTGACTCCGAGCCGCGACTTGGAGAAGTGCCCTGGCACTGTTCTCCCTGGCGTCACGATCCCCGACTCAATCTGGACTGATTTATCCGAAGGAACACAGAAGGCGATTCAGCAATACTTGACTCTTCTCTCTTTCTGCTGCCAGGCTGGAACAGGCACATTTGACGCCAAGTGGGCGGAAGAGATGTTAAATGGCTGGAAGGACAAGCTAGATGGCGTGGATTTTTCATCGTTCTCGCAAAAAATTATGGGGATGTTCGCATCGGGAGGCTTACCCAAGATGCCTGAGCGTCTTCTTAAGGGACAGTTGGCGAAGTTGGCGGAGGAACTGGTGAAGGAATTCACTCCGGAGGATTTTGGTATGAATACAGCGGAGATGGCTGCTGCCGGTGATAATCCTATGCGCGCTTTCGAATTGCTCAGCAAAGTCTTCACGGAGAGACCGGAGATCATGCAAAACGCCATGAAGCGCATTGCGAAACGTCTACAAGAAAAGGTACAGCGTGGCGAACTACGGCCACAAGAGATGGCGAAGGAAGCCGAGGAACTTATGAAGGAATTTACAGACAATCCTGAGATGGTTAGTCTAATGGAGAGTTTCCGTGGTATGTTCGGTTTCGAAGACAAGGAGGCGGCGCGCGCTGTAGGTCGTGATGGTGAGAATCGTCTCTCAATCGTACAGGCTCGCCTCCGAAAGAAGTTAGAAGAAAAGAAGAAGCAGCGTGGTGGCAAATAAGATTTCCACAAACCCGTTAGAGAAGCTCGGATGAGTAGTAAAGGACCACTTTGCGACCCTTACTTCTGGGAAAATCCACGTGTCTTGGCTGGATCAGCCTGGTTACGAAGATGGACAGAAAATTTTGATAGTCGGTGCGCAAGTGATATTACAAATGAAGTGGCGGCTGTTTACATGTTCTTTTTTCTTGTAGGATCTGTTTTAGCAATTGCTGTATCTCAACCGTATCTTTTGCCTGTATTTATGCTCGTTGCAACATTGTACTTGAGTCCCGCCATTTTTGCTCTTTATAATTTACCAAGTGCTAACTGTGCTACAACAAAAGGTGGTCTTCCTGTATTACAGGATTATCAACACGTAGATTCATCAGGAAACGCCGTTGATCGTAAGACTTATTCATCGTATTTAGGTAAGAAAAATATACAGGAAGGTTTTGATCCAACCGGTCTAACTGAAACACTGCCAACGGCACGCAACCCGTTCATGAACGTGCTTGTGAATGAGATCAAGTATAACCCGAGCAAGCCGCCGGCGAAATACATTGGTAGCCCCGACGTACAGGACTCATTAGACTCCTTCTTCCGCGTTCAGTGGTCCAGTGATCCCACAGATGTATTTGGAAAGACACAGAGCCAGCGCCAATTCATAACGATGCCGAGCACAAGTGTACCGAGTGATCGCGGATCATTCCAGGATTGGTTGTACAAGATACCTGGAAAAACATGCAAGGAGGGTGGTCGTGATGCATGCTATCCTGGTACAGATGGCAGCCCGGTTACATGGCTGAATTCATGAGCGCCTCCAGTAATCGTGGCGTTATAATCTGATAGCGTCTCTTAGGACACTGCTCACGATGATCAACAATAAGATCATCCTCAAACACTTTTCTACACCACTCACAAAATGGACACGTATCCTTTTTGTGATCGGCGGATTTACAGTTCGAACACATAGTACAGTCATCTGTCTTATGTTCAAATGATAAGCATGTCTTACAGGCAGAACATGTAGATATGTTATGACCAAGTCGTTTACAGGCGGAACACGGCATCTTAAATAACTCTGTATTTTTCTTTATTATCAATTTTTCAACTATATAACTCTGTACATTGATTTTGATTGAAATTTGTACGAACCATACATGCTTTGTACTGATTTGATAAATTATAGCATGCCGAAGCCTCTGTATTTTGTTCTAGGCATTGTTCATACTCGTTATTAGGCGTTGATTCAGGTCCTGTTGATGCAGGTGCAAACATTCTCCTAACGAGTGCAGATCCTAGACCGAATCCTACTCCTGACGTCATACTCTCGGCTAATATATTGCCGAGACTAGGTTTATTGACTGCAAGTGCAGTTGTAGGTACAGTTGCAGGTACCTTTTCAGGTACCTTCGGCGCATAAAAGCTTCTCTTGATAGCTGTAGTACGAGGCATTCTATTTATCTGCGAAGTTTTTGTGTCTTCAATTTTCCGTTTTTACAACTGAAACTCCGTAAAGTCTTTCCCCGAGTCTGAAGAACAGATTTTACACAGATGCCAATGGCAGCTGATTCCCGATTACGTTGTCCCGGTCGCAACTTTACAGTACCCCGAACACCTTTGATACATCTACAAAATCGATTTAACTGTTTTCCTTTTCTAGTTCCCATTCTTCCTACTTTTATAAAAGAATATTTAGGGTAGATAGTCAGAGATGCAAGTCAATCGTCTAACACACCCCAGAGATGACCTTTGTGGAATTGATCAATATTTCAAGCAATCTGTCGGTCCTGGCGACTATACCATCAAGAATCTTGTCCCCGACGCGGCAAAGGTGAATCCGCTCTCCGTGGAGCAGCACTTAATTTACCCGCGCGAAGGATTTGGCTTCAATAACAAGAGCATTGACGCGGATTCAGTGTTGAGAAATCAACCCGAGTTCAAGAACAATCGGTGTATCGTACGGTCGCAGGCGCGCCCCTTCCTCACGGTGCCCTTTATGGGCGTCGGACGCGGTAACCCGGATGTAGAGAGTCTCTTACTCCACTCCGAGCAGGTTCGCCAGGGCAAGGAGTGCGGTACAATCTCAGAGGAGACCTATGATGGTCAATTCACTCCTCTCATTCCGAGCATTAAGGAGAATATCCAGAAGCCGTCGCACTTGGTCCCCGAAGTTGCCGCGAATGGCTGGATCCGCGGCGGCATTCCGTCAAGAGCCTATCTGCGTGATGTAAATTGCTAAAATAAATCTTACATAATTTTCGTAAGCAGCCATTAGAATGGTTGATTACGGCTCTGTCTTAGAGCATCCCTTTGAAAAGGAAGAAAACCCTCAGCGCTATAACCAAACACCGTTTGCCTACGTGTCGCCGAAACCCGCACGTGTTATCCTTGGTCTCTATGGCGGAAACGAAGTATCCTTAACGAGCGGCAACCGTGTAGATTTGGAGTCGGATCTATTTGGCATTACGCGCCCTACGACACATTGCCCTCAGAGGGAGCACCAGCCACCAAAAGGAGCGACTTTACTTCAGGGACAGATCATTGAACGAAAGAATCCCAAAACCAATCTCGTGATTAATGTTGAGCCGAAGCATTTACCGACGATTCAGCCGTGGGCGTATCCCGCTGTTTCGGCGCCGCTCCCTTTACAGCGAGAGACATGTGCGCAGCCGCATAAATATTAGGACTAGTAGAGAAATGACAACAGTCCAAATCAAACAAACAAATCTTACACGCCCTCGATGGGATGATTTTCATCACACCGATGATATGCGCATTACAAGCTATGCAGCTCGCTACTATCTGGCACCGCCCAATATCAATTGCCCAACATCCTTCCCGGTAGAAGCGACGACCCGTATCCAACAGAGTGGAGGAAGTTGGGTATCAGGGCAGTGGCGGACAGATGTGGAGAGTGATTTGAAGAATATCAATCGTTTTTCTAGTCGCATAAAGTGTGACAAGGATCTTTACAATCCCGAAACGAATAAGATGAATCGGACATTCTATGAGTCGGCGCCCGACGAGAGTTTCCCCAAGTCGTTTCAAAAACTAGTGAATCCCCCGTGTACATTACGGGCGACTGGATGGAATCGCTGGATACCTCTTCCTCATCAACCGCAGGTCACCTTTGAAACACCGTTTGATTTCTACATTCCTTCTCGTGACTTGGACAAGGAAAGATGCAAAACACATTAATTGATAGTAGTTTAAGGGAATTGCCGCTCATATTGATTTATTTAAAAATCAATCTTCACGGTAGTATGGAAGTTGCCGCCCTTATCGGTCTCATAGGTCTCGGCTATGGAGTCGCTAAACTAAGCGAACCCACGAAGGAAAAAGGAAGTATTGTTCCAGCAATACCTGGTGCTACACGACCGAAGGTGAACGAGGGATTTACAAATAGTCGTCCGATGGGTGGCGCTGCCCGTGGCTTTGCTCCCGATCTTGATCAAATGTACCAATTGCCAAGTGGTCAGAGTTATCCGAGTGAGCCGAGCCCTGGTCCGCATGGAAATGCTTTTGGATATGCCACACAGAAGCCTCCGATCGCTCCCAAAGTGGATTTCGATAGTATTATGCCGGCACCTGAGTCACTTGAAGCTACAAAGCCGAGTGTAGCTGCAAATCCGAGTGGTGTCGAGGAAGATCCTGATTACAGTGATAGTGATTTTGTAGTCAGCCCCTTAACTGGACAGCGCATGCCGTCGAGTGAATTTAAGCACAATAACATGGTACCTTTCTTCGGAGGTCGTGTAAAGCAGAATGTTGCCGCGAACACGAACAGTTCTCTCTTAGACAGTTTTACAGGGTCAGGTATAGACCAAATCAAGAAAAAGGAAGTTGAAACGATGTTTAACACGGCACAGACGCCCTTTGGTAATCCCTATGGTCTAGAGGCGAGCGCCGATTTTCTCAAGGATCGTATCAATACGCCGAGAAACCGCGCTGGTGAGCGCCCGTTTGAGCAGACTCGTGTCGGTCCGGCGCTCGGTGAAAAGCACGGTCTCACAGGCAAGGGTGGATTCCAGCAAATGGAGGTTAACGATATTATGCGTGCGGCTATGCCGACCACTGATAAGTTGCGTGTAGCCGATAATCCTAAGTTGACATTCAAGACGCCGGTCATTCCTGGACAGCGTTTCATCACATCCAGCCCTGAAAATCCGGGCGAGGTTAGAAAGTATCGCCCTGACCGTTTCTTCGTGGATGACACAGGTGAGCGTTACGTCGGTGCCTTCTCAGAGGAGTCACAGAGAGAGACGTCGAGACCGATCCAGACAATGAAGCACGTTACGAGACCTGAGACGAGTAGTGAAATCATCGGACCGGCGCAGTCTCAGGATTTTGGAGAGTCGTACGTAACTGGCGCTTACAGAACACCGATGGCGCAGCAATATGGTGGTGCGGGATTCCGTAACGCAAACATGAACGAATATTACACGAACAATCCTGATGCGGCTGAGGCTGACTACGGTAAGTCTGCAATTGAGATGCGCCCGAATGAGCGTTCAGCCACGTCGGATAGAACAATGGGCTTGAACTTGTCTCCTGCAGATACGGGTCTAGGCGCAGTCCACTTTGAGGATGACGCGAGACCGACGAGACGTGGTGAGACGGTTGGCAATATCCGCCAGTCTGGCACGGCGACAGGCTATGCGCAGGGTGCGCCGTCAATCACGGTCTGGGATCCGAGTGATGTGGCGCGCACGACGGTCAAGGAGACGACAATTGAGTGGGGATACCTGGGTAACGCGATGCCGGCATCCGCCCCGACAAAGCTCAAGGTTTATGATCCTGATGATATCGCGAAGCCTACACAGAAGTCGCAGTTATCGGCGAAGTCAGAGTATTTCGGCGGTGGCAATTCAGTCAACAAGGATTTTACCAGTCATGACGCTGCCTACAACATGCGCACGAACCCGAATAAGGAGCAGATCGCCAAGGGACGTAAACCGATTGCTGGAAATGGCAATATTGGTGTCTTCACAGGCGAGAAGAATGGTGTAACATACAAGAAGCTTGATGCAGATAGCATCAATGATCGCGCCCTCGCCGTTAACAGTATTGTTGGACTACCACCTGGATCTGGCGATATTGGGCGCGTAAAGTATCGTGTTCCCCTCAAAATGGACGTCTCAAGCCAGCGCAATGACAGGGCATTTATTGCGTCCGTTGAGGACAACCCTCTTAACCAGTCTTTGCGGAAGAATGCGGAGCTGGATTTACAGGCGCTCGGTTTAGCGCACTGATTTACACAATTATTTTATATGATTTTATATGATTCTTATTGAATCAATTAAAATTAATTACGTCTGTAGGATTTCTTTGTTTTATGATTACCACCTTTTGTTGTAGGCGGCGACCATTCTTTAGTGTCTCTATTATAAGTATAACCATCTTTTCTAACATTTTTCATTTGTGCTAATAATATTTCAGCATTCTTAATATTATCTACATTTACTTCATTAGCGGTTTTTATTGAAGAAAGAATAGTGTTTATATTTTCATTTCTATTTAATCTTGCTATTATACTATCATTGAGAAGATTTTTAACTCTCTTCTGGCTCAAAAACATTGGATTTGTTTCTTCAATCACTCCGTCATTTTGTATCATTTCAGTAATTAGTTTTATTAATTCTTCCCCGCTTACTTCTGTTGCAAGTTTTTTGGTTGTTAAGTGTTTTCCATATTGATGAGCTGCTACTCCACCGGCAGCGGCAACGGCAGCAATAACAACAAGTGGAAAGCCGGCACCTGAAACTCCAAGAACTGTACCAACTACTGCTCCCACTGCAACTTTTGCACCTATACCAAGTCCAGTTTTAAGAACACTAGTAATCGCTCTTAAACGATGTTGTGCCGATGCACCTTCTACGCCTGCTGATACTAATGTTGATGCAGCGCCTATAACGTGCCCTGTCTCTTTAACAGCAGCATCCAATGTAGCTGTGGCAGCTCCTGTTAATGAAGCCGCACCAAGTACCATTCCCAATAGAGATGCAATTTTCGCAACCAATTCCACTTTACTAATCTTCGCGGCAAGTTGTTCACGATTCATTGTACGTCCATCTATTAACATTTGTTTGAATGCGTTTAGTTCTTCTGCTGCTTGTTTTTTTGTTGTAGGATCCTGTAAAAGTTCTTGATATTTTTGAAGATCTATACCTTGAGCCATATTGCCTGATTTTTTTGCTTCTATTGCTTCCTGAAATTGTTTTATCTTAAAAGCATTATTTCTATGATTAATATATCTATTTTCAGTAAATCCAAATAATGCAGGCGCATTATTTGCTATATAATTTTTATATGTACTTGCTTGAAAGGGTATGTACTCGGGATTTTTTTCATTTATGACACCAGTTTTATAGTTAGGATTTTTTACACTTTTTCTATTCGGTCCGAGATTGCTGAGTTTCCAATACCTTTTTTTCTTTGATTCAAAATTTAATATTTTATTTCCGTTCTTTTTATTCTCACGTTGAAAGTTCATCATTTCATAACCCCTTGATATACGTTTTTTATGTACATTTTTACAAAGTCTGTCGCCTTCAGGTGCAGCTGGATCTAATGGTTTACAATTTTCAAATTTGGCAAAAGAGGGTTTTTTCCAGCCAAATTTGTTTGTTATTGATTTAGAAACGCTTTTTATGGCTACATTGGCAGCGATATCGGCTGCAGCGCGTGCCTCATCGTCATTCTTTCCTTTTGCTCTACTCATAGCATAAGAAGCAGCGTGCGCGGTTTTTCCTGTAATGAACTCGCTTGAATTCTTAGCAAAGTGACCAATTGATTTTAAAAAGGTCATTCTCTTCTAATTAAGTTAAAGAAATAAAACAAGTTGAAACAATGGCTACACAGATCCGCCCTGCCTGGATTTTACATGGTCCTGCTGGAACAGGTAAAACACAGTGGATTCAACAAGAAGCAAAACAACGGTCTTGGCGTCTATTTCGCTGGAATGTACGCAACGATAGGAGTCTGAGAGAGGGACGCGAAATTTTACATAGTCAGGTCAGATCACAGGAAAAAACGTGTATTTGGATTGAAGGTGCTGACGATTTAACGCAGGAGTCACAAGCGTTTTTACGCCGTATACTTGATACACGGTCACAGGAAGTTCAGTGCGTTCTAGAAGTTCGCGACATTTGGAAACTCTCGTCGCCTATCCTGTCGCGGTGTCTTGTAAAGACACTACCGAATGAGTCATCATTTAGACGTACAATGATTGAAGGAAAAGCTAAAGAACTTGGATTATGGTTAGCTGTTGATCTACCTGAAGATCTGCTCTCGTTGAAGTCACTGAATGACTATAAACAAGGAGGCGGCGATCCGATGCTCTATTTAAAACGTATTGTAGATTTACATTCAACAAACCAGCAGGTTAGAGAAAGTCTACGGCGTTCTTTGGCTGGATATTCTCTGTGGACACAGGTTGCGTGGTTGGTTTGTTTACTGCGTCCAGATAGAACAATATAAGAAAACAATTTTCATCAGGACGACATATGGATATCCAGGAGGGAATCGATGTATACAGTACGGCGAAAAGTGAATATACGCAGCAATTTTGTATATTCTTGATCCCAGCTCTTCTAACCTATTTTCTGAGTTTGCTTGATGAAGCCAAAGAGAAAGAGAAAGATTTAAAGAGAGTTCTCTGGACTTTTCAGAATTTACTAAAGGATATTCCTGAATGGAACACGGATAAGGTTATGAGAGAAACGGAGATAATTCAGTCAAATACCAAGTGTGATTATTTGGAGGAACTGTTGACAGCTGTTTTTGTTGCGCACACCAAGGTTCTGTCTGCAATTCGTATAAATAGTAAAAGCAAGAAACTTCAGATCACCATTCCGAAAGTTGATCATTTTTTACATAGAACACTCTCTGAGTGTGCCAGAAGCCTTTGGTCAAATGCCTATTTGTTTTCTGAGCAGGCAACTTCAGTTGATAGACAGAAGAATCTACGGCAGGTTGAACATTTACTTCACCAGGCTATTTTACAGTCTATTCGTGGAATGTTGCCAGTCAAGAACATATTGAAGGAATATTTGACAGATGATGGCGATGTTGAAGGCGAGAAGGATGAAAAGGAAGAGGAAGTCAAAGAGGAAATCAAAGAAGAAATCAAAGAGGCTATAACTGATCCTGTGATTGAAGGTGCTACTGTAACAAAACTCCCTGCAGTGGAAGACCTTTCAGGAAGTGTTTTAGAAATACAAACAGAAGAAACAGAAACAGAAACAGAAACACAAAAAGAAACAGAAAAGCCGCCTGTCATTTTTGTAGATACTGAGCAAAGTGTAAAATTCACAGATCACGACGCAATGTTTGATTCAGATAATCCTGGTCAGAATTCAATTGATATGAAAGAACACATGGAAGAAAGTGATCTCGCTTCTGTATCAGCCATTGATATCCTAGATCCCCTTGCAGGTGGATTGGATGATTTTGAGGATCTAGAAAAGCCTGCCGATCAACCCATGGCTCTCGGTGATTTTGAGACACTGGCGTAGTTCCTTTAAATCTTTTTTCGGACTGGTTCGCAGAGATTCTTCCCGGATGGACGTACAATTTTGGATGGCAATTGCACTCGGTGGTGTATTCATTGCGATTCTAGGAAGTATTGCTGAATATATGCGCGAAAAGGCACTGCCGAAGCCGAAAGGAGTCGTTCGCGATTTCTTGATTGGCTCTGTTCTTACATCACTCTTATTTCAACTGATTCCTGACTCAATGACTGACATTGTCAATGGAATGCCTAAATTTTCATTACCTGGTGTACAGTCAATGGAGCCTGAACTACAGGTTGGTGTTCCTAAATTCTAAATAATGAGTAAGATGCTTAAGCAAACAAGAAAAAATAAAAAACTACCAAATGCTGAACTACAAGTTCTCTGGACTGGACCGCCTCTCGGTCCCCTTGAGAAACTCTCATTGGCGTCTTTTATAGCTTATGGACATCCTGTTATCCTCTATACATACAATCCGATTGATGAGATTAAGAAACAAATACCGCCTTCAATCAAGTACGGTATAAAAGTTGTAGACGGTAATACGATCCTCAATCGTGATAAACAATTCAAGTTTGAAGGAAGAAACAAAGCCTATGAATTTCTTCCTTTTAGTGATCTTTTTCGTTTTACAATGCTCCATAAAAAAGGCGGTCGTTGGATTGACTTAGATATGACTCTTATTAAGCCGCTCCCCAAAAAATTAATAGCAATGAAATATGCTTTCAGTAGCGAGAGAACTATTCAGAAAGGTGCCTATAAGCAGAAAACACCGGAAATTCCCGACATTGGATATGTACAAGTGCCTGGTCCTGGCTCAGAACTTACAACGTGGATGATGGATAATATACCTGATACAACAACTTTAAAAACTCCGTTTGATTTTATGAATTTATACAGAAAAGCCCTGGTCGAACTTAAGCTTGAAAAGTATGTTCTACCTGCAAAGGCATTTTTACCGTTGAACTGGTGGGATATTAAGGAAGCGTTTGAGGAGGAGCAAAAATGTTTTCCATCCAAATATGGACAGAAGGCATTTTGTAAATCGGATCTGATTCCGAAGGACGTCTACGCAATTCACTGGTTTCGCGCCATTTTAAGAAAGAGAAAGATTCCCTTTGAAACTGCCGAGTATGAACCAGATTCTCTCTGGGGTGTAGTTCTCAAGGAAATTGAGAAGAGAACAAGTATGACAAACAGCGACGTATTTTAGCAAAACAAATTATAGACTTTTGTCTTCTTGGAAACTTTTTCCTTGGAGACACGAAATTTGTCAAAGATCGGACGAGTAATCTGTTCAGATGGAACAGCATCATGAACTTTCGCCGCAATAACTTTATAAAGTTCAAAATCGGGGTACCGTTCTGTTCCATTTGGCTCCATCATTACATTTCGTCCATCTTCATCGATCATCCATGTCCAGAGCAAGTTGTAGAGATCTGATTCAGTCTCTTTGATTTTGAGACCGGGTTCTGAGCTCAAAATATGCGCATGTTTTTTTATAAGTGGTTCAACTGGGAAGAGACCCTCAAAGAGACTTACAGCCAATCTACATAAGTCGAAGGACGGGTTGGGGTGAATGATGGGCTCATTATTGTCTGTAACTAGAGGACCAAAATTATATTGATCTCCAGCATCATTGCCTACACAGAAATCATCGCTACAAAATAGTTTCTTGTTTATCCAGAAAATTGCACGACCGAAATCTATGATGCGGAAAATTTTGCCATAGGTTGGTATCTTCCAGACATGTCCATCTCTTGAGCTATAATGAATAAATTTTTCGTCCGTTTCTATCCATACAATATTGTTTGTGTGAAGATCATTGTGCGAAAATCCGAACATACTCTGAGCAACGCAGAGAGCTGAAATAATCTGAAAGATCCAGGCAAGCCAGATCTCGTCCCATTTCTCATCACCAGGCTTTGCACCGATTTCTTCAAAGTTTTCTAAGAGTTGATCCATTGTGCCTTTACTTGATTCTGTAAAGAGAAGCATAACGGGAAAATTCTTTATTTTTGCAAGAACATTGAGAGAATCATTATCATCGTCATGATCTTCAGCATCTTCAGCATCTTCATCTGCTGCTTCGCTTGCATCGTCTGCTTCGCTTGCATTATCACTCGATTCTTTACATGAAACGCTAGCCATTGACGTAGTGTCCAATGATTCTAGTTCAACAGTTTCTTGTATATTAGCTCCCTCTAAACTTTCAAGTTCTTCCTCAGACTGTGTATCTGAGCTCGTCTCTGAGTGAATTTCAGACGGAGGATCAAAAATCGCATCAAGAACCTCCCGATTCAGATTTTCCTCATTATCTACACTGAGCTGAAAAATTCCCGATTCTTGGTGATCCCAGAACCATCGGCAATGACGATACGTTGAAAAGACATCCGAGATATTATACGAATATGTCTCAGACACGCCTCTGAATGCTCCATAAAAATAATGAAAATGAGGACTCACATTGCCCTCTCTTAGCTTAGAAAGGCAGTACGACGCTACGGCTTCCACGTAAGCTTGATTCATAGGAGTCTCCAACTTCTTCTTAACTTTGTCATTCGCGTTTTCTTGAAAAAAAGATACGCCGCTGGCATCTTCAACTCCATATTTACCTCGTAACCAAGAAATCGGATCCAATAAATGTGTAACTTTCATAAACCCAGAAATATCTCTAAGTTCAACGCCCGAGTCTTTTACATTTTTCTCTACGGTTAGGTTCATGGCTCCACTTCTTGAAATTCCAGGTGCCCCAACTATCCGAAAACTGTGGTCCATATGTACATTATGTTTATCTCCAGAAATATCATACAAATGAAGCAGTCCGGGATGAAGGCGATGAAGTTCTGAAAATGAAGTAAGAGTGAGAGGTCTTTCTTTTAAGAAAAACTTGGGATGAGGAATTTGGATTCCACCTGTAAGCATTCCTCTGTTCTTGATTGTCGTGTGAAAAGCAAATCTCGTGTATGCCGCACTTTTTTTCTATGTGTCTAGTTTATCAAAGCTTATGGCAGCCTCCGCATCAATGAATGTCTCTTTGCGAAAGTTTGACATGAAGAAGATCCCCCAGGACGCCGTCGCCGTTTTTATTGGACGCCGCCGTACCGGAAAGTCGACTCTCGTTCGTGACTTGCTTTTTAACCATCAGAATATGCCCCTTGGAACAGTAATTAGTGGCACAGAAGAGTCAAATTCTTTCTACGGTAAAATGATTCCGCCGCTATTTATTCATGGCGAGTATAGTGCTATTATTTTGTCAAATTTCGTCAAGAGACAGAAGATGATGATGGCACGTATTATGAAAGAACAGGCGGCAGGGCAAATGGTGTCACGAGTTGATCCGAGATCCTTTATGATCCTGGACGACTGTATGTACGATGACAGTTGGACACACGACAAGAATATTCGCTACCTTTTCATGAACGGTCGTTGGCTCAAGGTGTTCTTTTTGATTACTATGCAGTATCCACTGGGCATTCAGCCAGCTCTTCGTACAAACGTCGACTATGTCTTTATCTTGAGAGAACCGTATTTTACAAACAGAAAGCGCATTTTTGACAACTATGGCTCGGCGTTCCCGTCATTTGAGTTCTTCTGCCAGATTATGGACCAATGTACACAGAACTATGAATGCCTTGTCATAGACAACACCAGCCAGAGTAATAAAATGGAAGATTGTATTTTTTGGTACAAGGCAGAACAGCATTCCGACTTTCGCATTGGTGCGCCCGAATTTTGGGCGCACTCGGCTGCGCATTTCAAGGAGAAGGATGAGGAGGGCAGCAATGAGTACGATCCGAATGCCGCCCGAAAGTTGAAGGGACCCGCAATAAGCGTGAAGAAATTTCCCGGACAGAATTAGAGGATATGAGAAAAGTCATTATACAAAGCTTAATCATACTGTTCATCGCATGTGTTCTTCTGGGTTGCGACAGATTTTACAGAATTAATGAAGGGTTTCTAGGAGAACGGTGCGGTGTTGACCTGTTGTCGTGTAAAAACCAACCGAAGGAGAAATGTTTCAATGGATACTGCGAAGAAAACAGGACATCGCTTCTTCCGAGAGATACAGGGCTGCCCGTTTTTCCTTGAGCCTTGGTAGAATGGCGCGTTCATACGGATTGTTAGGACTAGTTGTTATCCTTTTGGCTGTATTAGTTGTAGTTCCCCTCCTAAAAAATCTCTTTCCGGCTGCGTTTCCTTACGAGGGATTCCGCGATTTAGATTGCGCGGGTGTAACGTGTGCCGAGGGGCAGTTTTGCCAGGAAAATAAGTGTATTCCTGTGTTTGTACAGTAATTACGAGTGTAAACAATGATCTTATATTAAAAAATACTTTAATATAAGATGATACAAAATATAGTAAAAGCTACAAATAATGTTGATTTCAAAATAACAAAATGGATATATGAAAATATTGGTCTTAATAAAAATCCGCTTATTTCAAAAGCCCCCTATTATCTGGGTCTATTACCCTATGAATTATATGTGATTCCCGGTATGTTTTTAGCTATATTTACAATGTTTTATGATAAATCATTCAATCCTATTCAATTTCATCTTTTACCCCATTGGTTTGCTTTCAGTGTTGCGACCTATATGAAACACAATATAGACCGAGTTCGTCCAGGATGCTTGAAAGGAAAGGGCTTAGATAAATTAATTGACCCTAAACATTGCCTTGGTGGTACCATGCATCAGAGTTTCCCTTCAGGCCATACTATTATTGCCGTCGCATTGGCGACAACTCTCCATATGTATCTATCAGACAGTACAAAGAGTAATGAGGATAAAACGTTTTTAGGAATACCTTTTTATGATCCGACAATAAAATTGGCTCTTGTGTCTTTTGGTTATTTTGTTGCTTTAATGACAGCATTACATCGCGTGTCATTTGGTTATCATCATTTTAGTGACGTATGTGTTGGTGCCTTATTAGGATATGCAATTGGTTATTCAATATATAGCTTAACAAATATATGTAAAGCTGTTGATGTAAAAGAAAAAGAAGATGGAATAAAGGAATGGCATATAATTCAAGTGGCAGGCATGGCACTGTCGTCAGTAGCCTTATTACATTTTTTTATATATAAATTCAGTGACTTGTCTGAGATTCAACACTAATATTATTGTACAAGTTTATTTATAGCGATTCCCTTAATTTTACTTACTTCAATTGTACCTGGTTTTGTTTGTATGCCTTTTCCTTCAAGGACAGCCCAATTAAACAAATCGTTTCGTTTTGCTTCAGGGATTACTAAATCAATGTATTCGCGATTTCCGACACCAATACAAATGAGTGTAGCTACTCCATAATCACGTGAAATAGTTCTTCCACATGCAATTAATCCTCTGAATGTCACACTTATTTTTCCGTCAAGGCGCTTTTGTGTATCAGGATATAAACCGCAGGTTGGAAGAAATTCTGCAGATGTCCAGTAACCGAATTCTTTGAACTCTTGACTTGGTGTTGGTTCTTTTAATAACATTTGTTCCTGGGTTTTCATGGGCAAAAGTGCAGGAACCTCTCCTCGTTTTCCTAGCTTATATGGAGGCTGTTCTCTGCTGAGAAGTAATCCTGCGCATCGTGATTCTCTGTAATGAACCCATCGTCTATATTCCGAATTACAGTGATTTAATGCTGAACACCAAAACTCATGTGGGCGATGCGCTTTCCAATATCCTAGTGCCCATACAAGTTGTGCATAGGAAACAGCATGACTTTTACAGAAACTGTAGTAAACCAGTTGATTTAAGTCATCAATAACCTGATTTATTACACTATCCTGATAACCATGTTTAATCATTTCGAGACGAAACTCTACGCGTGCTTTGGGATTTCCCTTTGCAAAGGCTTTTCTCCAACGATCCGCAATCGCTGTATCGCAATTAAAGATATAGCGAATTTTTTGAATAGCATCATCGTCGTACACTATTGGACGTGTCAGTGGAGTTTGATTATTATCAAGTAGTCGCCATTTATTAAGAAATTCCTGTTTTCTTCCTTCTGCTGCTGCAGCTGGGCGAATAAGTGCTAATGCCACTGCAATATCGGAAATTCCTTCAGGTTTCATTTGCATAAAGAGTTTTCGCATACCTCGGCTTTCACCAAGAGTAATACCAATATTCCAGCCCTTAGCAAATACACGTTCTGTCATCCAATCTCGATTAGGATAAGCAATTAATTGTCTTTCAGGACAAATATCAGCAAGTTGTGCAAGTCCTCTATTACTAAGAAGATCAATCTTTATGAATCCTTGCGCTTCAGTGTCATCTTTATTTAATTTTATTTGAAAGAGTGATACGCCATTTGATTCAATCTCTTTCAATCGCAGTTCTTCAGGCACTTCACCTTCTTCTTCAAAGATAACTATTCCTCCGCAGTGTTTACTATAATTTTTGAGTGTACCGCTGCGAGCATTTTTTATTTCAGCAAACTGTTTGAGTTCTTCTGCTGTTAGAAATTTTTCTGGAACGGCGCCACGCCGATTTACTGCTGTAGGAATTGGTTTATTATTGGCTATAAGTACATCTTTGATTGATTGGCGTGTATTTACTTTATTAGTCCATAAACAATAATTTGATACACGCCCCACTTGATTTGGATATTTTTTTGAAATAAGACCATATATTTCTTCACGTCGATTATAAGGAACATCAATATCAATATCAGGCATATCTTTGCGTAAATAGTTCATAAACCGTGCAAGTTGAATTGAATTTTTAATGGGGTCTACATGGGTTATTCCCAGTAAATAAGTTACAAGTGATGAACCCGCGGACCCGCGAATAATATGCGGCGGAGGATTTGGTCCTAAAGATTTAATAATTTCAAGAACCGTTCGAACTTGAAGAAATACAGGTGCAAAATTATTTTTATCAATAAGTTCGTATTCTTCCTCAAGTTGATTAATATAACGCAAATCATCAGGAATTTCACGTATAAATAGAGGTTCAAGAAGAAGTTTTGCCTGTATATCTTTTTTTATTTCTTTTATCTTTACGGTCTTAGGTATAGATACATTTTTTTTAAAGAATGTATCTATCTGTAATTGAACCTGATTCATTGCTCTGTAGTTTTATCTTTTGAATATCTCAATTTTTAAGCATGTACTACATGATTAAAAAATTCTTCAGTATCGGAATCGAACCAATTACCTGGGGAGACTTATTGCTTAGACATTGTCTACAATCCCCCGCTCTACCAAATGAGCTAACTGAAGAGTTGGTATAGACAAATACCAACTCTAGAGTTTACATACTTATAATCTATTTACTCTTCCTTCTTCTGGGTCTTTCTCTCGATTGCGAGATCCGCGGAACCTGATGAGGAGAACATGCCGGCAAAGGCGGAAGTTCCTGATCCGAGGGAAGGTAGTTCATCTTCCTTCGGTACACCGCTTACAACGTTCATCGTAGCACCTACACCCTCAGGGACACCATCATCGGAGAAAACAGTCTTCTTCTGACTACGCCCAGACTCGCGTTGCTCTCTGTGGAACACCTCGCGCGCCTCCTCGTTCTCCTTATACTTCTTCATGAGCGTGTTGAGCTGATCCTCGGCGTATTCCTGCTCGGCAACCTCGTGCGGGTCGGGATGCCACGGCAGCCACTTGCCCATCTCGCCTACAAAGATATTGTGAAGAGGATCAGTGCGCTGGAGTTTCTTCGCCCGAACCTCGGCTTCGCGCTTGTCGCTGTAGACGCCGCGAATTTTTAGACCACGCACAGTTGTCTGGAAATTGTTCTGTGCATAGTAATCGTCCTCGAGCTTGGTCTTATTCTTGAAAAGGAAGTCGTCGAACTCGTCATTCAACTTGGACTGAACAAGCTCCTTCTGGTTGGTCTTTACGAACTCCTGAAGATCGGTCAATACAGTGTCGACGCGCATCTGTGCACCACGACACAGGGTCGCAGCGCCACTGAGGTCCTTTGATTCGAACTCAGCAGCCTGCTTATCAAGCTTGTCATTGAAACTCTTAACCTTTCCGACAAGGAACTTCTCAAGATTTTGTGTGCGAACTTGGAATTCATACTGCTTCAAAAAAACAGTAAAGAAATGTGTATCCTTCCGGCTTAATACCTTCTCGGGGCTGAGGAAACTCAGAAGAGCCCAGCGCTGGCTAGGAATCTCGGCATCCTCGGTTAAGAAATCTTCACGCTCAGCTGCCATTCTTCTTTACAAATGTAAAAGCTTTATCTTTAAACTCCGCATTAAAATTTCTTTTTCCTAAATATAGAACAAACATGGACGTTGCTGAAGTTATCAATCGTGCGATCAAATACCTGATTGAGGGTCTCGTTGTAGCTGGTGCCGCGCTTTTTATCCCCCGGAAGACCCTGCCGGTCGACGAGATCGCCACATTGGCGCTTGTCGCGGCGGCTGTCTTCGCTGTTCTTGACTTAGTCTCCCCGTCTATTGGCGTAACGGCTCGCCAGGGTGCCGGCTTCGGTATCGGTGCAAATCTTGTAGGATTCCCCCGAGGCTTGTAAATAGATAGTATGAAACGCATTTTGATTGTAACTTGTAGATACAATCAACATGCTCACATTGACCTATATTGTAGTCGCTATTGCCGTTATCATTGGTGTTTCACTTCTTTCAAAAGAAGGCTTTACAAGCCCCGGAACAATGGATCAGCTCTCATCAACACACGTAGATACAGAAGAGGATTATCTTTATTACAGATTCATGTATCCGAAGATTGTTAGAAAAGAGATCGCGAATATGACGGGAGGTGACCCTGGACCGTTGTTTCCAACGCGCTTTTAATTGTGAAGTATAAGTAAAATGGCAGGTCTCCCCCCGCGACTCACGCAGCCCGAAATTGAAGCGATTGTGGATATTCCCCAATCACAGTTACGCAGAGTTGGCGCAGGCGGATTTGGAGAAACCTACAAAGTTATCTATGGTGGAAAAACATATCTTCGTAAAGATATTGCGTTTCACGGTGACACCTTTACAAAATGGTCATTTGGCACGGAAGTAAAATATCTTGAACTTGTCTGTTCGCACCCACTTTATTCATTGCTTCCTCTTACACCGTACTATTTTGGCTCAATGATTCGTGATGATACAGGGTACATCATAGAAGAACTGTTTTCAGGCGCAAATCTTGATGATATTCTAAAGGACAGATATCTTACAAATGACGAGGCAATTTTTATTACTGTGTCTCTTGATTTCTATGTGCATCGGTTTTTTCACCAAAACTTGGGAATTCTTCACTTGGATTTAAAACCGCAAAACATTTTTGTTCGCATGCACGAAAATAAGATCGTATCCGTTCATTTACTGGATCTTGGTTTAACACGCGCGATTGGTGAAGAAGGACATATATCAGGCACACGCGAGTTTATGCATCCTACACAGATCAGTACCAGAAAGAGTGGTATACGAAAGATAAAACATATTCAAGAATTTAATACATATGCTCTTGATCGTATACTTGGTTTTATACATGGTGCGCAAGCGCCGCCTGATTCTATACAGGAGATCAATACGAGACCGTTAGTTCCGAGACCATGGGAAGCAGATATACCAATGTCAATTACGAATGTACTCTGTTCAATCGGTCTAATGGGCGCTGTCCCGAGTGAAACGATATCAGTATTATTGAGTATTCCTGGTGCGGATATAAATAAACTTTCAGGGGATGGAAATACGCCGCTTATTGTAGCACTAGCTAACAAAAATAAAGTAACAACAATTTCTTACATTCGTAATGGAGCCGACATCAATTTAAGAAATAGGAGAGGCACGACTCCCTTACATTGGGCGGCGTCACAAGGGTTAATGGGCGCATTGAAAATGCTACTCGACAATGGTGCAGAGAAAGATGCGCTCACTCTTCCAACAGATCCCTGGGAGCCGCTTGCGACGCCAATTCATTGGGCGTGTAAGGCAGGACAACTTGACACTGCCATGGCTCTTCTTACTGCGGGTGCTGACCTTGCCTTGAGAGACGGCAATGGACAAAGTACATTGGATCTCGCACAATTAAAACCCGAAATGTCATCTTTTGTTAAGATGTTAGAAGCCTACAAAGAGAGAACGGGCGCAAATATGGGCGGTCAGCGCACTAGACGTAATCGACGCCAAAGAAATAAAAAACATTACAGTAGAGCGAAATGATTTTTCCTACAATCATCTTACTTCTCATTGGCTCTGGCTTATCGCAAGATACTGAAAGGGCTGGTATTATTCTGAATTATAAGGACAGATACCTCTTGGTTCAGAATAAGTTATCCTTTCGCTGGAGTTTTACAAAGGGACACGTTGAACCCTTCGATATAGATTTACTCGAGACAGCGCAGCGCGAAGTTAAAGAAGAGTCCGGTTACCTTGAACACGAACAGTATACAATTGATGATACCGAACCGAAAGTCTATGGGAAATCAACATATTGGACTGGCACTGTGATAAGCCCTGATCCACCTAAACTTAAAGAGGACGAACACCTTGGGTTTGGTTGGTTTACAAAAGATGAAATGCGGAAGTTGAAAACAACGACCGATATAAGCGAGTGGCTTTAAACTTCAATGAATTTCTGGTGTTTCTTAGTAGAATCATGTCTGCTTTTACGATAAGGCTGATATGATCCTCCGCATTCACACATAATCACTTGTTCATCGTTTGCCTTTTTCTCAAGTTTATGCTGAGCTTTTACTTTTAAACTTTCTTCTTTAGTTTCTTCTCTTTGTTCCCTAATCGTTTCCTTTCTTTTTTCTGACCATATGCGTTTGCGTTCAGCAACAAGTTCTTTATTCGCTTCTACATATTTTTTATTTGCTTCTTTTATTTTGTCTTTATTTTCTTCATAATAATTTTTCATATATTCAAGATTTGCCTCAGGGTGCTCTTTTGCATAGTTTCTTGAATATTCACGTCTTTTTTCAGCGTTGATTAAACGGTAATCAGCCTGGTATTGGTCAGCCTTTTCTTTATTTTGTTCAATATAGTCTTTGTGTTGTTCAATAATGTTTTCTTTATGAGTTTCATAGTATTCTTTATTCACATGAGTTATATATTCTTTATTTAATTCATAGTATTCTTTATCATATTCTTTCTTTTCATCTGTTGTCATATGTGCCCTTATCATGTTTAAATTAAGAGGATCATCGGCTCCTAAACAGATATAGTAATCTTCTCTTTCTAAAAGTTCTTCACGATTATTACATGGGCATGTTTCAACTAATTCTATTATTACATGATCCCATCCAATAGCATTTATATACTTATAAACTTTTTGATTTGATACAGTAACACTTTTATGTCCTGCTAACCGATACTGTAACTCATTTGTAGTTGAACCTACATAATAATGCCCATCATCACAAAGCAATCTATAAATCTTCCCGTTCTCAAAACG